TCAGTTCACCGCCTGGAGCGTGGCCCGAGGCTTCTGGTAGTCCTCGCGGATGAACTTCCCGTAGGTGCGAAAGACCATCTCCACATCTTCGTGGCCCAGTTGCTGGGCGACGTACCACGGGTTGGCGCCGGCGGTCAGGATCGAAGAAGCGTAGGTATGCCGCACCTGATAGGGGTTCCGGTATGGGATGCCGGAACGCTGCATGATGGGCATCCATGCTGTCTTGCGCACCTGGGCATCGGTTGTCCATGGCTCGAGCGTCCGAGGGTTCAACCAGACCCGTGCGCCTCGGAGCATGCTGTAGGCCTTCTGTGTTCGCAGGGCCTCCATTGCCTCGTAGTTCAGGTCTACGCTGCGGATGCCTGCGGCTGTCTTTGGTGCCTTGAGCACGCCCACGACCTGGTTTTGCTCGATTCGGGCCGTTGCTTTCTCCCAGTCGATGTGCCTCCATTCGAGGGCCTGCAACTCGCCCGGCCTGAGACCCGTGTTGAACCAGAACTGGATCATCGGCCGCTCATCGTCTCTGCACGCCAGCAGGATCTGCTCCCGCTCCGCCTGCGTGAAAGGCTGGATCACATAGTCGCTTGCCTTGCTCGTCTGGCGGATGAGCTTGGTGAGCGCGAGCCGGTCGAAGGGATTGAATTCGATCAGTCCGTCGTTCAGCGCATCTTCAAAGACGCTGCGCAAGGGAATCAGCATGTTGCGGATAGCCTTGCTGGTGCAGTCCATTCCGCTGATCCACTCCCGGAGGGCGGAAGGCGTGACTTCATGGAGCTTGAGGCCATGCCATCGCTGCATGCGCTCCCCGTTGATGCTTTTTTCGTAGCCACGGAAAGTGGCGGGCGACATTTTCCCGTTCTCGACCTGCCTGCGGTACAGCTCCAATTGCTTCACCAACATCTCTTCCATCAGGCAGGAAAGCGGATCTGGCGCTCGGGCCTTCGCGCTGGCCGGGAAGTATTCAGCGTACACAAACGTGCCATCTGTGATCTTGCGCCGAATCTCAGCGCGCAGGTTCGCCGCGTACTGGATGCTGCCCTTGTTGACCGGCCCAGGGGGCAGGAGCTCCCGGCATTGCTGCCCGTGCCACGAGAACGCGATCTGAATTCGAGCGCCCGTGGCCATTTCCCGGACTGTCACGCCCGCCGGAGTTGATGTAGCTGGTTTTTTATCCACTGATCTGCTTCCTTTACGTTTACATAGAGGTGTCTGCCCACGACGCCGCAGTGCGTGCCATCCAGCCAAATGCCGGCGCGACGGCGGTTATGGATGGTCATGGGCGTGATGCCAGTCATTTCCTTGTATTTCGTGGCAAGCACCCAATCCGCGCCCTGGGATGGCACGGTATTTCCTGGGGCGCCAGGTTCTGTAACTGTGTGTTTCATGTAATCCACCGAATTTGGAAACTCAAAACGGGTTCTTTCCGCGCACTCCGGGTTGATTTATCCAGGTGAAGTGCGGCGGCGTACCGGCATTGAGGTATTGGCTCCAGAGCGCCTGCCCAGCATGGCAACGCTCCTGCCGCCCAGGCAGGACGCCAGCTGCGCAACACTGGGGGCACGCGAAGTGATGTGCTTGGTAGGCCTTGTCAGCGGCCTCCCAGGCATTGGCGGGCGTTGTCATGGCGGCGTGTACCCCCCGAAGTTATCGCGCACCCGAGCGAACATGGCCGGATGCATAAACAGTCCTTGTGGGGTTCGGAAGCAAGCAGGCGAGCTGCTTTCCACGCGGACTGCAGCCCAGCGTCGGCGGCGCTTGGAGATTGGGTGCCGGCGCAACTCCCAGGACACGTGAACGGTCTCTGCATATGGAGTCTGGAATACCGGAACCCCGTAGAAGGAGGTTAGCTGGTTGATGTTCATTGCAGTCTCAGAAGTGAGAAGCCCCGCTCTATGGCGGGGCTGGGTGCTGGGGAGGTGGCGCGAACGATGCTTGCCAAGGGGCGCTGTTCATCGCTCGTCTTCGATCAACGGCCCATCGCTAAAGCCCCAAAGGATTCCATCCAGGGTGATTGAATAGGTCTGAACCCATCCGATCCTGCGGTCATGCCGCATGTAGTAGGGGAGCACCTTCACGTCGCAGTTGGCGTCTGCGTGTGTGTGAGTCCTGATGCCGTCGGCGCTCGCTGGTATGCGAGTCGCCTGAGCCATGGACTCTTTTAGACCGCCTCGATGAGGGCGGACCAGGAACTGCGGGTAAGCCGGAGTTGTCATGGCCGCCACCAAACGGTCTTGTCCGGTCCCGAGGCCAAATCCCGGCCACCGAACCACTGATGAGGCAAGGAGCGCTGGATCGCCGCCACATCGGCGGACAGCCGCATTTCGGCAAGGTGTCGCGTAGCGGCGGCCTCGATCGTGCTGTCCACGGCCGCGCGCGCCTCGCGTTCCAAGCGCGGCAGGAAGTCCGCGCGCTGGGCCTGCAGCAGGCGCAGTCCGGCCAGCAGGTCAGGGTGCAGAGACAGGCAATCGTCCGCCGGGTCCAGGATCTCATTGCGGTCCCAGCAGATCACGTAGCACATGCCGCCGATCACGCGATTGGTGAAGCCAGGCGCGCGATCCAGGAGGCCGTCAAGCGTGTCGTAGAGACGGCGCAGGTGGCCCCTGTCATCGGGATCGAAGTAGGTGGCGTCCTCGTCGCCATCCCATGGGCAGTACCCGCTGGAGAGGTCGTTCATCAGGGAGAGCAGCTCCCCGGCTGCATCGATGTCACGTTCGTTGGGCTTGGCCATCTTCATGATGATCCTCCGGTGATGCCCGGCAGCGGGCCGGTGGCCTTTGATGTGAGCGCAGCGCGGCCCTCTTCGGTGAGGTTCAGGCGCGTGACGCGCACGGGGCCGTCTGCGACTACCTCGCGGCTGGCGATGAGGGTGTGGTCGATCTGGCCGCCGTTTTCCTCGCGTATTGGGATGCGTCCCAGCACCCCGTACTCGACTTCGATGAGGCGTGCGAACTCGACATGGCCACACTTCAGCGGCTCGCCTCCGTGGAAGGAACGCTGCGAGGCCCAGAGTTCATCCAGGCGCTCGATGCTCAGCGGCAGCGGCTTGCGCGCCTCCAGCTCTTCCTGCTCCTGGCGCTTGAGGATGCTGTTCTCGGACGCGAGGTCCAGGGCGTCCATCTCCAGCTTGTGGATGCTCGCGTTCTTACTCGCCTCCAGCTCTTTTGCGAGAGCGATAGCACGGTCAGAAATGAGGCGCTGGGCCTCCAAGCTGCCTTGCAGGCGCACGTTCTCGGCCTGCAGGCGTAGCAGCTCTTTCTCTATCGCCTGAGCCTGGGAAGCCAGCATCTCCACGAAACGTGCATCCGTTCCGAAGCGAGGATGGCTGAGTGCACATGCGGAGCGCAGAACCATTGCCAGGCGCTCCGCTTCTGATGGTGTTGGTGCTGTGGTCACGGTGCTCTCCTCAGTGCTTCGCCGCGTCCTGGCCCATGTCAACGCTCCGGAATGCGTCGATCATGGTTTGCCCGATGGCGGCGGCTTGTTCCTGGCCGAAGTCATTGGCCATAGAGCCCATGCATGCCTGCAGGAAGCCGCAGTACAGCTGCGCGAGCTGCTGTGGCGTAGCCTGAAGCTGGGTCTGCGCCTGCTGGACCGCTGGTATGCATAGGTTGATGAAGACGGCGGCGCCGATCTCGACGGGCGTACCTTCCATGGCGATGGTCTTTGCTGTGGTCACGGGGTCTGTCCTTTCTCGGCGGGCGGCGCCAGTTCATCGGGAACGTCCACGCTGTCGCCCAGCTTGCTGGCCACGTAGCAGCGCATGGCAGCCACCAGAGGATCGGTTTCGTGCCACGCGATGGCGCGACGGCCATTGACGCCCGCATGCCATGTCGTGGCTGTCCAGATGCCGGACGGACCCCAGCCGGGGCTGTTGCCGCCGTTGCGATGGACGCGCGATCCTGGTGAGCTGATGCCGATCTGCTCGCGGTGGATGATCGGCCCGGCTTGTGCCCAGCTTTGGCTGGGCTCATAGAGAACTGCGTGCTCTCCGGCAGTGCCGAGTCGGCTTCGCTGATGCAGTCGGTCCTTGAAATTGCCGCGTGGCGGGTTGAAGTAGATGCAGATGGTGCTGCCATCTTCCGCGTCCACGCCAACAGGCATGCCTTCAATGACCTTGAATGAAATGCCTTCGCACTTCTCGGCTGTTTGCGCTACGGCCCAATCAAGTGCGGGGCCTGCGAGTTCGTCGGTGCTGATGATGGTCACGATGCCGGTCCTTTCTGCTGCGCCTGGGCGCGCTCTGGGATGTCGAGTGCCGCACTCTCTTCGGCTGTCGGCTGCCGCTCCTCGCCACAGCCGGAGCAGCGCATGCGGCGGTACTGGGGCGGGTATGTCTTGGTGGCCAACCAGCTGTGCGGTGAGCCGTTGAGGCAATCGGCCTTCTTGGCCTCGTAGCTCAGGCTGATGAAGGCCTCGAAGACGAAGCGCTTGTCGCAGGCGCGGCACCAGTGTTCGTGGAGCACGTCTTCCGCGTAGCCTGCGCCGTCATCATGGTTGGCCTCCTGATCTGCGCCGCAGTAGGGGCAATTCATGTCTGCCATTCAGCTCTCCTTGTGCGCTGCGGGGCGCAGCAGGTTGTCCTCGGCGCGGCGGGCCTTGGCCTGCGCCTCGACGGCATCGCGCATGAACTGCGCGGTAGGGCCGGACCACCAGGCCACCATGGCTTCCAACACATCCATGTCTTCCTGGGTCACGTCCGGCACCTTGGGCCAGTCTGTGCGGCATGGCTGTTCCCTGCGTATGGGGTACTCGCGGGCCAGCATGAACTCGGCAGTCCGCAGGCCGTTGTTGACGCCGCGCACGCGCTTGTTCTCGATGGCCCAGGCTGCAAGGAATGCGTCCTCGGCACTTGAGAACGCGCCCGACGCCGCCAGCCGCTGCGCCGAATATGTGAAGCCGCCTCCGCCGTTGCAGCCCATGAACACCATGAACGATGCCGCCACGCTGGCGGCGCGCTGCCGGATGGGTCCGTTCGTCCGGCCGCCCAGCATGTAGCGCAGTTCCTCGGGGCGCTGCTCCGCGAACTGCTGCCACAGGGCCAGGAACATGCCTTCCTTCGGCGTGCCGGGGCGCGGCGGATGCAGCGGGACGTGCTGCAGCTTCGGGGAGATGCGGTGGTCAATCGATTGCATCGTTCCTCCCCTTGGCTGCTGCCTGGGCTGCGAGGGCCTCCACGTACTCGGCGCCCCGGCGGAAGTGGCGACCCGTCCGGTTGTGCCGGAGTTTGATCCGCGGCTCTCCATACGCGATCCAGCCAACGACGGTTGCCTCGAAAGATCCGCGCCCATGGTGGACGCGAACCTGGCAGCCCTTGGGGAAGTCGCCTTCCAGCGCGGCCATGATCGCGGCCCGCGCAGCACGCATCGCGTCGTCTGCCTGCTTGACGGCAGGGGTGTATCCAGGAAGTGCCATCACGCACCGCCTTCCTTGGCCTGGGCTGCGAATCCGCACAGTTCCCAGTTTTCCGGCTCGACGTGCTTGGCGTAGTGCATGACTTCGTCACGGCCCGCGCAGTCCAGCAGTTCGATCCACTCGGCGCTCCCTGCATTGCCCGCTGACGCCATGATCTGGAGAGCCAAGCAGACGCCGTGGTTGAAGCCTGCATCGCGTGCCACCTGTGCTGGTGCATCCACTGCAGGCGCAGCAGGTGCTGCCGGATGGGTGTAGAGAGGGATGCAGTGATGCGTTTTCGGATGGGCGCCCGCTGCAGCTTTATCAGCTTCAAGCTGCTTCGAATCGCCACGGTGGTAAACAGACGCTCCGCCAGAGTTCCAGTAATGCCATGCGTAGGGCGCAGCAGGTGCCTGGGGCGCTGCTGCCGCGAAGGCCTCGATCTCGCTGTAGCGCGGATTGGCCGGAGCCACGACGAAAGACTGGTCGTCCACCAACTTCACGCCGAGGCAATGCCAGCCAGCGCCTTCGGTCAGCCAGCCGCCTTCGTCGTGGTCGTAGCGCTCGCACTCGAAAGAGCCGTCGCTGTCCTTCACCGGAATGGTGTAGCTGTCGTATGGCCCTCCGTAGGTCGGCACGGGCTTGCCGGTTTGCCAGTGCTCGATCCACATGAAGAACGGGCGGCCGGTGATGGGGCACACATCGGGGCACCAGGGCGCGGCCTCAGGGGCTGCAGGCGCTTCCAGGGCGGGCGCTGCACCACGGCCGCGCCATGCTTCCCAGGCCGTCTGAGCAAATCCGCCTGCATATCCATCACCCCTGCGCTCAAGGTTCGGTTTCCAATCGGTTTTGTTGCGCGCCCAGTCCTCGAAGGCCTCACGCTCATCGGCCGGCCCAGCCACAGCGGCAGGCAGTCCGGCGCGGGCTACGCGATCCGCATCGACGTAGGCCCGCATCTGGTCGGCTGAGTACAGGCGCGTGCCGCCAACGGGCGCTGGGTGCCCCCAGTCAATGTCCGTCTTGCCGTCGCCGAAGTCAGTGACATCGCCGACAGACTGCGGCAGATGCGGGTACTCGCCCTGGGGCGCCACAGCGGCAGGACCTGCCCCGGCGAGGCCCTGCAGCATGCTGATGTCGCGGAAGAAGATGTTGCCGTCGCTGTGCACGATTCCGCCCGCGGCGCGGATGGCTTCAAGGGTGATCGTCATGGGTTGCTCCTGTCGATTTGCCAGTTGCTGGCAGTGGTTTGGATGACGTGGCCTGCGCGCTGCAGCAGCTGCTGGCACGCGGCCTGGGGTGGGGTCAGGGTCACGCGGCAACCCCGTAGATCAAGGCTTCGTGCGCGAAGTTGGCGCGGGCCAGGGCCTCGGCCAGCGGCGGGCAGACGCTGTTGCCGCACATGCGGACCTGGGCGGTGGTGCTCAGGTCGATCAGCGGCACTTCGCGCGGGTCGGCGGCTTGCTTGCCACCTCGGAACAGCAGGGCCGGGTCGGGCACGCGCTCGAAGTGGTAGTCGCGCGGGAAGCCCTGGGCGCGGAACAGCTCGCGCGGCTTGAGCATGCGCAGCGTGATGTCCACCAGCACCCACCATTGCCCGGCGTGCCACATCAGGACCAGCTCGGCGGGGTCGGGGAAGTGCTCGGGCAGGTGCTTGTGCAGCAGCTCGGCGCACAGCCGGGCGCGCTCGGCATGCTCGGGCGCCAGCGTTGCAACTGGCACCTGGCAGGTCTGCACCAGGCCCATCCGCGCCTTGGTGGGCACGGTGTGCATGGGCTCGCTGCAGGCGCTGTCCTGGCCGCCCTCGCTGTAGTACTTGACCAGGTAGGCGGTGATGAGCCGCTGCTGGGTGCCGCTGGATGTGACCGTGGACATGGGGTCGTCCACCGCACGCCCGTCGCCGTCGTAGAAACCGCCGTTGGCTTGCTCCAGGCATGCGGCCACCATGGCCTGTTCGCCGCGATGGGCTCCTGTCACAGTGCGCAGCGGCTCGCGCGGATCGTTGCCGGCGCGCTCGCCGTGGTGGGTCAGGTGCGTCAGGTGCACGGCAGCCAGTGCACTGGTGGCGCCGCTGGCGGTGACGGTATTGAGAGGCACTTCGAGGCTACGGGCGCCATGGCTCCAGCGCTTGCCGCCTGCAGGCCCTTCGCCGTGGCCCATGTCCACCAGATGCGCGGCCACCAGGGCGTGATGGCCTCCTGTGGTCACGGTCCGCAACGGGCTGTCCGGCGCAGCGCCAGGATGGCCAGTGGTGTTGGTCATGACCAGATGGCCTTGCACTACGACACTCTTGATGCCGCCGGCCACTACGGTGCCCAGAGGTGCCTCGATGTCCTGCACGCGCGGCTGCTGGCCCTCGCGCTCGCCGTAGCCCACGGTGATCAGGTTGGCACCTACCAGTGCATGGTGCGTGCCGGACGCGGCCACGGTGGACAGCGGGGCATCCACGGCATGGCCGACCAGATGCTGCTCGGACGTGCCGCGCAGCGGGGCCATAACGGGCGCCACCACGGGCTGGGCCACAGCGCGGTGGTTCTGCGTGGTCACGGTGCCGATTGGGCGGTCTGTCGCTGCAGGCCGGCCCGAATAGACCGGGCCGCCCGCGCCGACAATGAACGGGCTGGCACTGGTAAGCACATGGCGCCGCAGGCCCTTCGCAACGCGGCGCATGGTGTTGTCCACCAGCGGGCGCTTGCGGCCGAACACGCTCTCGGCCGGCAGGCCGAAGTCGATGCATTCGGCGGCCGTGCTGTGCGCAGCTAGCTTGCCCGCAATGACGCGGCGGTCGGTGGGCTCGGCGTGGGTCTGCTCGGGCCAGACGATGGGTAGGCCGTCGCGGCGTGCCACAAGGAACAGGCGCTTGCGGATCGTGGGTGTGCCGTGGTCGCTGGCACGCAGCTCGCGCCAATCAACCTGATAGCCGTGCATGCGCAGCTGGCGGACGAACGACTGGAAAGTCTTGCCGCGGCGCGCGGGGTCCGGCCGGGCCTGGCCATCGGGGCCGACGAGGATCGGTCCCCAGGTCTGGAACTCCTCTACGTTCTCCAGCATGAGCACGCGGGGCTTGCACATGGCCACCCAGCGCATGCCCACCCAGGCTAGGCCCCGGATCTGTTTGCTGACCGGCGTGCCGCCCTTGGCCTTGCTGAAATGCTTGCAGTCCGGCGACAGCCAGACCAGTGCTACGGGCTGATTGCCTGTGACCTGGATCGGGTTCACGTCCCAGACCGATTCGCACAGGTGCAGCGTGTGCGGGTGGTTCGCGGCGTGCATCGCCAAGGCTTCCGGGTCATGGTTGATGGCGATGTCCACCGGCCGGCCGAACGCGGCTTCCAGGCCGGTGCTGGTGCCGCCCCCGCCTGCAAAGTTATCGATGATCAACTCGCCCGGGAATGCGAGTGGCAATGTGAAGGCATCACGCTTCATGTGCGAGTTCCTGTGGTGGAAATGCAAAAAGCCCGAGAGGCGGCTGCCAAACGGGCTATGGGAGGTTAGGATTCGCCGCTCATGAAAGGAGAGGGCGATGGACGCGAATGAGATTTACAACGGAATTGCCAAAGCAGTCGAGGCGGCACAGCCGGCTCAGGAGTATTGCCTTAAATATTTCGACCAGACATGGCGCACCTGCATGACAAAGGCTGAGTGGTCGGGGTGGGCGCAGGCTGTATTTTCTGTGTTTGCGATATTCATCGCTGCAATAGTGCCATATGTGGAAAATCTAATTAGCCGATCTAATAAAGAAAAGGAGGCTATTGTTGATGCACAGGAGTGCTACCGCCTTTATAGAGATCACTTTGGAGCACTAGATTTCTCGTTGCACATGGCTATTGGTGCTGTCGAAATGTGTTCAGACTATTTGCATCTCAAGTTAAGTCTTGATGGTTTTAGAGAATATATATCTAAGAGTGAAGGTCCATCTAAGATGGAGCTTCTAAAACTGGAGAGGCTTGGTGATGTTGTTGAAGATGGTGGAACTGTAGGGTCTGATTTTTCATCGAACTACAAAAAGGTTATGAATGCTATTAATTCACTTTTTTCATACATGGATAAAGTCGAGGGCGGAATTTTTGGCCATGATGATAGTGGTATTCAAGCATTCAAATTACTGAATGACTTGTTTGAAAATAATGTGCGTCCACATTATTCTTGCTATGCCATATCCTATGCGGCAATGGAGAAGTCGGTGAAAATCTCCAGACCAATGTGAAGCGTTATCAATAACTGGGCGTTAGAGGGTTGCAACCTTGGCGCTCATAGTCCAATTCGGCGGCACTATTAAAAAGCCCCTGGCGCGCGCACCCAGGGGCTTGAGGTGCCGCCTAGACTTGGCGCGCACCTCCTTGCTTGGTGTATCGGCAGCGCGGCGCTCAGCCTTTGGCTGCTTCGATCAGGAACGGCGTGCGGTCCTTGCCGTTGATCCAGTTCGGGGGCTTGCCATGGCCGGTCCAGGTCGCGCCCGTGGCCGGGTCGCGGTACTTCGGGGCGCCCACGCTGCCCTTGGACTTCGCGGGCGGGAAGACATCGGCAGCGGTCAGGCCGTGCTCTGCGATCAGCGCGCGGGCCGCGGCGATGCCCTCGGCTTTGTGCTCGGCCTGGGCCCGGGCGATCTGGGCGTCGAGTTCGGCCTTGCGGGCCAGCAGGGTCTTGTAGTCGGTCATGGGTTTCCTTTCTTGGACGGGGTGGTCAGTGGCCGCAGGGCAGGGCATCGCCGCGGTGATGGTCTTCGGGCAGTTCGGCGCCACAGCCGAAGCAGTGCGTGGGCTTCTGCTCGTCCCACCAGATGGCGCGGGCACGTTCGGCGGCACGGCGTGCGGCCGGCAGGTCGCGCTCGGCGCGCGTGGGGTGGTGTTCGGTGTCTTGGTTCATGCTGTTGGGGGCGCTGGCCGCATCCAGATGCTGGCGAGCATGTCGGTGGCGCGCGGGCGGGAGGGGTTGCGGATGCGATAGCGGCGGTACTTGTCACACACGCAGGCGTTGCACTGGTCGGCCAGCCCGTCGGGGCTTTTGACCAGGGCGCGAAAAAAGCCCACGTCGGCGGGCCAGGGCTCGCCGCAGGTGGTGCAGACCTTTTCAGGTGGTGTGGCCATGGCGAGGGAGTTCGCAAAGGGCGCCCAAGATAGGCGCCCCCGCAATCAGTTGCGCGCGGTGTTCGGCGCGCCGTTGAGGATCTGCAGCTCGGTGGCGGCGGCGATCTTTTCGCGCAGGTCCTTCACGGCCTGCTCAACCACCTTGTGCGGACGGACCAGCTCCAACCACATGACGAGGTTGCCGCCGTCGATGCGGTAGCGGAAGCGCACATCCACACGCCACTTGTCGCCGTTCTCGAAGACGGGAATGCCCAGACTGAACTGCTCGGGCACCTGCAGTTGGCCCTGGCGCGCGCTGCCCTGCACGTCTTCGTCGTAGGTGAACTGGGTCGAGCCGTCCGACAAACGCACGCTGCTCTTGAAGTCCACCTTCTTCTTGGCTTCCAGCGTGCGGCAGACCTCCAGCAACGTGGAGCCGTCCGGGCTGCCTGGTTCGCGCGCTGCCGGGTCGGCAGCGATGTAGACGACATCGACCAGGTTGCTCTCGATGAACTGCGCGAGCTCGACCTGGCCCACCTTCTTGCCATCCATGCCTGTCCACGCCTTCCACTCCGGCGAGAGGGGAGCGTTGTAGCGAGCTTGGTGATCACCCCAGCCACTGCCGAACGCGATGTGATTGAACACGGCAGTGAAGGTGGGCGGGTCGATGGTGCTGAACAGACGAGTGGATTCACCCTTCTGGTCGTTGACCACGGCGATGAACGATTCGGCATCGTTCAACTGCACCGTGCCCTTCTTGCGGGTCGGGGCCGCGAGCGTGTGGCTCAGGTCTTCAGCGGTGAAGCCTTCGGGCAGAAGCACGATGGGCGCGCCGGCGCCGACAAAGCGCACGTCTTGATGGCTGGCTGCCTGGATTTCACGGCTGGCGGTTTCGGTCTTGGTGTCTTGCAGGTCCACGGGGTTCTCCTTGAGGGACTGGGTTGAGGGAATGGGAGTCAGCCGACGACGCGCAGGCCGGGCTGCTGCTCAGGGGCTGCGGCGGTTTGGCGCAGCTCCTTCTGGGCAATGGATTCCTGCGACACGTCGCGCACGCCATCCAGCGTTTGCTGGCGAGGATCGCTGCGCTGCAGGTTGTTGTCGGGGGTGGTGAAGAGGATGGTTCGGCCCTTCGTGGGCGCGGGCAGCTTGGTCTTCACATCGGTGTCCAGCTCCATCTGGCCGGCCTTGCCACCGATGGGTTTCATCTTGATGGTCAAGGTGAGCGAGCCGGCTTTGCCCGTTTCCGTGGTGGCGTGCACCAGGTCGTTCAGGGCCTCGGTGGCTTCCTCGCCCAGGAAGGGCGCGCTGTTTGCCAGGAAGTCGGCGAAGGCCTGGCGCCTGGATTTGAGGGTGGGATTGATGAGCTTGCTCACGGGATGCTCCTATCTGGTTGAGGTAAAAAAATGCCCACCAGGTGGTGGGCGTTGAGGGAGAGCAGGGGAGGGCCGGCTATATCGCGCCGCCTTCGGTGTCGTCGGCGGGCAGGTGCTGGATGGCGGGCGCAGGGATCGCTGGCGCGCGCGGCGCAGGCCCGGCCAGGAACTCTTCGCGTTTGGCATAGAGCTGGTCGATCAGGGCGTCGGCCAGGCGGGGCAGGTCGCGGGCGTTCATCAGCACCGCGCTGCGGTCCTTCTCGAAGGGCACGCCCAGGGCCACGAGGTTTGCGGCGCTGAGCTGCAGCACGGGTGCGAAGGCGGCGCAGATCTGCGAGAGGTTGAGCTTCTCGGGATTCGGCATGGCGATCAGCGGGCCTGTGCCTTGAGCTGGGACTCGCGCATCGCCTTGTAGCCGGCGAGCATGGGTTCGAGCTGCTGACGCAGATCCACGCCGCGCTCCAGGTTCGCGCCGACGCTGGCAAGGGCGCAACCCATGGCGTACAGGCCGCCGTACAGGGCAAACGTGTTGCCGTTTCGCTGGCCGTAGGCGCTCAGGATTTCGATGATCGGCTCGGCCACGTGCGTCATTGCATGAGCGTGGTGGTTGGACGTGATCTCGTGGGTGACGCGCACGCCTTCGATGGTTTCTGTGGAATGGCTCATGAGCTGGTGCTCCATGTTCAGAAAAGGGGTGCTCCGGAGATGGCGACCGCAGCAGCAAGGCCGGCAGCCGAGAAGGCGGACCAGAGGAAGAATCCGAGAAGCTTGGTCATGGCAGCTCGCGCAGGCATTCCATGGATTGCGGCCCGTTCCAGACCACGGCATGGCCGGGCGGGCAGGCCTGGGCGGCGCTGTGCGCGCGCTGCACGTCCGCTGCGCTGGCCGCGGGCTCCTGGGCCGCGCCGGCATCAGCACATGCGCTGAGCGCCAGAGCCACAAGCAGGACCACGCACAACAGAAGCCAGCCGCCGGGCGTGGGCGTAGGGCCTGGCTCGACCACAGGACCAGGGCGGGAGGCAGTGCGCAGAAAGCGCGCGTCGGGGTCAGGATTGAAGGGCTCGGATGGGATCACTCGTTGCATTTGGGCTCTCCAGAAACAACAAATCCGCCAGGAGGCGGATTCGTGGGGTTGGTGGCTTGCTGCTGTCGGCGCTGGGCTGCAGCCTCTGCCAACAGGCGCTCTTCTTCTTTCCATTCGGCAAGAGAGCGCGGCTCATAGGCCGCTTGGCCGCGATCGCCGCGCAGCCGGGTGAATCTGGTTCTCATGGTGGATTCCAAAAAAGCGCCCGCCCCACATTGCTGCAGGACGGGCCAAATGCCGCACGAAGCGGCCCCCACGAAACAGTGGCTCAGTCGTATTGCTCGCTGGCTGCGGACTTAACGTCGTGCTCATGCATATCGATTTCCAGGCTTGTGCGGCCGACATAAAGAGCAAGAAGCGTGGCCTCAAATTCACCGACTGCGTTTGGCAGGCTCATCGGGGTGACCACCTTGTCGTTCAGCGTGAGCGAATAGACTTGACCTTCCCTGGTGAAGGCGAGTCGCATGGAGGCAGAGTGCTTTCCGCGTGTGGATTCTTCGCCGTCCAAATAAAGCCATCCGCCACCGCCGCTGTACTCGCTCATTTCGAGTTCGGCATAGAAGGCCTCGTGGGATTCCTTGAGGAATCCGCTGCGCGCCTGCTGCAGCAAAACCGAGAGCTTGATGCGTTCGGGAAGATCTGGCATGAAGCTGCCCACTGCAGACGTGATGGCCGTCTGCACAGATTTCGCGTTCTCACCTTGGACAGCGCTGGAAACTGCTGCATTGAGCACATGCTGGAACTTGGCAACGTCATCAATTCGCAGGCCGTGCGGCATGGCTTCGCTGAGCTGCTCTTTCATGGCATCGCGGAACTTGCTGCGATAGCCGGTGGCATCGTTGATTGCATCCTTGACCGCTTCTGCGATGGCCTTGTCTACGATGGGTTGGATGCGCTCAGCGCTGACGGCCTGGGCGACGATTGCGGGCAGGTCCAATTCGATCTTGATTTCCATGGGGGCTCCTGATTGCGGCCGCGCGGGCCAAAAAACAAAAGGCCCTGCAACTGGTGAAGCTGCAGGGCCTTGATGGAAAGTGCCGATGCCTTGAAAGGCGCGCCTGGGAAGTAGAGAGGGAGGGAGGAGGAACCCAGGCTCGGCGTGGAAACTGATTGCGTCCACGATACTCTGCCCACGGCCAGGCAAATGTGAACGGGAAGTAAAAGGTGCAGGGCTCCCACCTGCTGCGGCCTGCTAAGCCTCTGCGACCCCGTGGCCAGGGTATGGATGATGGCATGCCGTGTAAGCCCCGGCTTCCCTCTATCGACGGTGGCTAGACTTTCACTGCTTGCAGGCGGGCAAATGCCTGTCACGATTTGCCATCAAGGGTGCTGGCTGGCCCCAGCAGATACCACCTGCAGCGCACTTTCGGGGCGGGCCACTCCAAGGCGCGCGCCCACCAGTCAGCACTCTTGATGGCCCCGGCGCTTGGCCGGGGCGTGTTTCTATCCCGCTGTCAATCCGCTCACTCGGGATTGGCAGCGCGTGCCTTCACAGCGCCAGGCGCCGCTCCAGGTCCTGCAGGGCGGCGCAGTCCTGGCGCAGCTGGTTGGCCAGCTCGTTCAGGCGGCGCACCAGCGGCGTCGAGGATGCAGGTTCGGCTTCGTGTGCACTGCCCTCGGCTGAGATGCCTGCGGCCGACATTACGGGTTCCAGCCGGCCCGAGATGCGCCTGATGGTGTTCTTCAAGTCATCCATGCCTGCATCGACGTTGCTGAGCGCGGCTTCGACCTGGCTGACGGGTTGGGCCTGGGCAGCGGCGTGCAGGGCGCTGACTCCGCGGGCAGGGGCGGCGCCGAGATGGGCGAGGGAGTTGGTCTGGTTCACGGTGGTCTCTCCTGTGGTGGGTGGTGGTGGAAACAAAAGAGGCCTCCCGAATCGAGAAGCCTCTTTTGTTTCGCCCCGATGCGCTCGGGGAGGGCGTTGATCTGGGCTTTTCTTTTCTTGGCATCCCAGTACATGCCTCACTCCCGTTTTCTTGACCCAGGAGGCGGTTCGCAGTGCAGCGGTAGCTCGCCTGCTGCCGGCTCAAGTCCGGCATACATGCGGCGCCATATCTCGTTCGCGATGCCTGATCCCATCCAGGGGCAGAGCGCTACTAGCCTTCGCACCGGCAGGTTCAACATTCCAACCGCGCCATGCCCGCGGCGCCCTGTCTTTACCCAGCCGTGCTTGCTGCAAGAGCCAGAGCGAGCCGGTCGATGCCGTGGTGCCCAACTTCGCAGTCGGTCCGCATGTGCGGTGGCAGGGAGGTTGAGTGTGATGATAAGGCGATGCCTAATTTTCTGCAATAGGCGTTGCCTTATTATTTCGGTGCATATTGGATGCACTCAGTGCAGACGCACTTCGAAGTAGGCTTCCTCCACTGCAATCCCCTGGAGTCCGGCTTGCTGGGCCGCCTCATAGGCCTTCTGCCAGGCGAGCGCCACTGGCTCGTTGGCCTTCCCGATTACGCCGCCCTCGGCCGCATCGTTGAAGAGCTTGTAGGCCCGGGTCATGGCCTCTTGGTTTGGGAAGCTTCGTTCAATCACCTTGGCAAATCGGGCTTCAGCCTTGGCTTTGATGTCGTGCTCGATGCCGATGCAGTCTTGAAGGGTGACTCGGAGTGAGGTGAGGGCGGAAGTGGTCATGTGCATCCTTGGTGCTGGTTAAAAACACAGTTCTAGTATGCATGACAACTGTATGTGTGTACAGTAATTTGTTACATGGCGTGTACCTCGCCAGCCAGCGTCCATGAAAAAGCCCGCTCGAGGCGGGCATGCTTTTCTTGGGCAGGGTAGTGCGCTTATGGCTTCGGTGTCGCGCCCGGAGATGGCACATTGATGATGATGGGTTGTTGGGGCGAAGATGGTACGGACTGGGGTGGCGGCTTCCCAGCCGTCCAGATTGTCGAGATGACGCCGATGATGCCAGCGACTGCAATCGTCCCAATGCCAATAAGTGCCCCGTGGGTCCAACGGTGGTTGTCCGCGATTGCCTTATGCATGTCGGCTTGGCTCTTCGCTATGTCTGCGCGTAACGCGGCGAACTCTGCCTTAGATGCGTTGGTGAACTCCGACCACTCCGCCTTCGTTTCACGACGCAGCGTATCCAAATCTGCCTTGGTGGGCAGATTTTTGACGGCCTCTTCTAGGGCGGCGACGCGTGCTTCCATGTCTCCATTATCCGTTGGTGGACCGCCGCCTTTCAACCTCTGCCCGGAGTGCGCTTTCAGCTCCAGCCCTCGCATTATCTGATCTCTCTTGCGAGAGACCTCGTCTATGTGCTCAACCATTTACGAGTTTCTCCAACGCGGCAATAAGTTCGTCGGTTCGCTCTTCTGCTTCTGCAATTTGATCTGAGGTCTTTTGGCGTACCACCTCTAGCCTTCCAATAGCCTGCTGCGAAACGCTTGGCATCTCTTGGAGTAGATCAATAAGTTCTTCCACGGCACTTTGCAGGGCTCTTGCGTTCACTTGTTGGGAAAGATGAAGCCGCACACTTGCGAGTGCAAAATCTTGAATTGTTCCGTCTATAGCCATGAGCAACTCGTTTTTCAATGCTTCATAGTCCACCACGCCAACACCTTGCCGGCAATGTTGATGCACTCAGATGCCTTGCGAAGATCAATTCGCTCTTCGTCGGGATAGTCCACGATGTTGTCGCTGCGAAGGACCAGTGTGCCGTCAGAGAGTATTAGTGCTTTCTTTAACAAGAGGCGGTTGTAAACATCAATGACGTAAATCCCCTGGGCGTCAATGGTCCGCTGCCCCATATCCACAAACACTAGGTCTTCATCTTGAATCGTCGGTTTCATGCTGTGGCCGTTGCCCGTCATGATCTTGATGCGCTCGGGATTGACTGTCCCGATCTTCTTGCGAACCCAGCTTTCCAAGACATCGAGATGCCGGACGATCTGCACGGCCTCGTCCATGTGCGAGCCAGGACCCATTGACGGCCGGACCGAGAGATGCTGCAGGCGTACGTAGCCGGGCGGTGGGGTGTCATCGATGACCTGGATCACGTTTTCCCCTTGTTTGGACGTCTCGGCGGTAGTCCCTGGCGGGTAATCGGGCAGCCCCCAGTGCGCAGGCTGGACCACGTCTGCGAAGTAGCTCCAGAGCTTTGGGAGTTTGTCCTTGCTGATGGTCCCGCGATTCACCCAGTCTTGGATGGATGGAGGCCTCACCTCAAAGTGCTCGGCTACCTCCTTCTTGGAGACGCCCTTCAGTTCGATGGCTTCAGCGATGGCTTGGCCTAATTTTTCACCAGTAAGCATTGCCTAATGTTCCATGTGTGAGTGTGCGTAGGCAATGCCTATTGATAAAAATTAGGCAGAGCCTTATCATGGGGTATGACGTACTCACACCCCGGACTTGCGGTTCAGGCAGTTGTCGATCTTGTTGGCAGCCAAGCTGCCCTGGCTCGCGCGCTCCAGGTTTCCGCGCCCACTGTGAATCAGTGGATCAAGAGGCGCCGCCCGGTCCCAAAGGCGCTCAGCCCAAGGATTGAAGCGCTGTCCTGCGGCGTGGTCTCCCGACGAGACCTGCGCCCCAACGACTGGCAGGACATCTGGCCTGAGCTTGCGCAGCCCACCCCCCAGGAGCAGGGCCATGCATAAGCCGTACCGCTGGGGAGACAAGGCCCCGCCCACTGTGCAGCGCCTGCGGGAACTGCGCAGGAAACGCGAGGCGACCGTGCAGGCCAAGCGCGATCACCAACGGTTCGTGATCAGGCATCGCCTCATGCACGGTAGCGAGGAAGAGCGCAACGCGATTCTTCGCGCCATTCATGGGGATGCCTTCGGCGACTTCGACAGCTCCAACGGTACGGCCAATGCACCCGCGTCGCGTCCGCCTGTCCTGAGCTGGCTGCTGGGTTGGTCGCGCCTCAATCGCTGGCATCCCGACGCCCCTCCACCTGTCACCACATCCAAGGAGTAGTCCCGCATGCGTGACACCCACGAAAAGCTGAGCCGGGCTGAAGCGGCCGCCTTCCGGGCGATCCAGGCAGCTCTTGCCGACCTCGACGCTGAGCAGGCCGAGCGCGTGCTGGCTCGTGTCCAGGACCAACTGGACGAAGAAGCTGGCGGGCCCATGTTCGCGCGCGGCATTGCCGGCCCGCTGGGCAAGCTGGACATCCCGCTGCGCACCAAGGTGGACGAGGCCACGGCCGACCTGTTCCTGCGCCACTGCGGCCAGCAGGCCACGGACACATCCATGGTGCTGCGCGACTGCGTGTACGCCCTGGTCTACGGCAAGACCTATCGGCAGATGGTGGTGGAGAAAGTGAACCATGACGCGCAGCGTACCGAGGCGCTGGCCAAGCTCATAGGGCCTTTTGGTAGCCCCGAATTCGGAGGGCCTGCCCGATGAATGCGATCACTGCAATTTCCGCCGCTGTGCTGACCATGAGCAGCGAAGAAATCGCCGCCCTGGTGGAGTCCCGCCACGACAACGTGAAGACCTCCATCGAGCGCCTTGGCGCGCGCGGCGTGATCCAACTCCCTGCGTTGCAGGAAGTTCGGAACCATCTCGGCCAGACCGTGAGCGTCTACCAACTGTGCAAACGCGACAGCTATGTCGTGGTGGCGCAGCTGTCTCCTGAGTTCACCGCGCGGCTGGTGGATCGCTGGCAGGAGCTGGAGGCCCAGGCCGCCCCGGCGGTGCCGCGCACGATGTCTCAGGCGCTCCGTCTGGCCGCCGAACAAGCCGAGCAGATCGAGCAGCAGCAGGCCGCCCTGGCACTGGCCGCGCCCAAGGCTGAATACGTGGATCGCTACGTGGCCGCCAATGGCGCAAAGGGCTTCCGTCAGGTGGCCAAGCTGCTGGGCGCGAACGAGCACGAGTTCCGCGCGTGGCTGCAGGACGAAAAGATCATGTACCGCCTGGGCGGCGAATGGACTGCGCACCAGTGCCACATCGATGCTGGCCGCTTTGTCGTGAAGACGGGCGTGGCCCATGTCAACGATCACGCCTTCAACGCCACGAAGTTCACACCCAAGGGCGTGAATTGGATCGCCGGCCTGTGGGGCCAGCACCAGGCCCGCCTGGCGGAAGGGGAGCGCGCATGAATCTCGCTTCCATGCTGGACCGGCCCATCGCCTTCCAGCGTTCCTTTGTGCACCTTGGCGCCGGCATCACAGGCGCGCTGATGCTCTCCCAGGCCGTGTATTGGGCCAACCGTGGTTCTGACGACGACGGCTGGTTCTTCAAGACACAGGTGGAATGGGAGGATGAAACAGGCCTCAGCCGCACTGAGCAGGAGACCGCCCGTAAGAAGCTGCTGTCGCTCGGCCTCATGGAGGAGGCCCGCCGCGGCATCCCCGCCAAGCTGTATTTCCGGGTCAGCATCGATGCGCTGGTGAGCCAGTTGGAGGGCCTGGAGACCCCCTGCAAACAAGATTGCAGGAATCCTGCAATCAAGGATGCGGGAACCCCGCAAGCAGGTTCGCAGAAATCCCGCAAACAGGTTCGCGGGAAAGCTGCAAACAGGTCTGCAGGAAACCCGCAATCTAAACTAAGTAAGACTACAACAGAGACTACTTCAGAGACTACAGCAGAGAGTATTGCGACGGGGGCTGAAGCCCCCCACGCTGCTGCTGAGCCGATGCGTGTGACGGCACCCAACGGGACCATCCACGAGATCCCTGCTGAGCTGCGCTACCCCGGCCCCGACACCAAGTCCCACAAGACCTGGATCGCCTACGCCATTGCCTACGAGGGCCGGTACCACAGCTGGCCCGTCTGGAACCAGACGGTGGGCGGCCAGATCTGCAACTTCATCGACCGTGTTGGCGCCGAGGTCGCCCCCCGCATCGCCGTGCACTACGTGCGCCGTGTGCAGGAGGACTTCATCGTCCGGGAGATGCACCCCGTTCGCCTGCTGCAGCAGAACGCGGAGAAGTGGGCAACGCAGTGCCAGACCGGCCACACCATGACGAGCACCCGTGCCCGGCAGGCTGACCAGCTGGACGCCAATGCTTCGGTGGCCGATGACGCCATGGGCATCCTGCTCGCGGCACGCGCAGCAGCAGGGGAGGGCGGCGCATGCTGAACCACGAGCAACTGCGGTGGTTGCTGCAGCAACTGGCTCAGACTGCCGAACTGCTGGGCCATGCCATCACCCCCACGGCGGCCGCCGTCATGGCCGATGACCTGGCCGGCTTTCCGCAGGAAGTCCTGAAGCTGGCCCTGGCCCGCGTGCGCGCCGAGCACACAGGCCGGCTCACGCCCAAGGTGATCATCGAGCGCCTGGAGGCGCTGGCCGGCCGCCTGACCCCCAATGAGGCGTGGGCCACCGTCCTGCAGGCTCAGGATGAGCGCGCCACCGTGGTCTGGAACAGCGAGATGCAGGAGGCCTGGGCCATCGCCGCGACGGTGGCCGCCGGCGGCGACAAGATCGGCGCCCGCATGTCGTTCCTGTCGGCCTACGAGCGCATCACCAGCCTGGCCCGCGCCACGAAGCGGCTGCCTGCGCCTCTGGTGTCCTTCGGTACCGACCGCGAGCTGCGCGCCCTGGCGCTGCGCAATGCGTGGGAGCGCGGCCAGCTGCCGGCGCCCACCGCCGTGGTGCTGGCCCTGGAAAACGGAGTGACGTTGCCCGAGGCCATCTTCAACGGCGAGACGCTGGCACAGGCCGTGCAGCAGGGCCTGCTTTCCGCCGAAGCGGCACGCGACCACGTCCAGCATGGCCGCCTGGCTCTGGCCGCGCCCGCGATCAATCCGGTGGCACTGCTGGCCGGCAAGGTGCTCCCGACCAAGGACGCAACGCCGGAGGTGCGCCGCCGCCTGGCCGAGCTGCGCGACGAGGCCGCGCGCCGCACGAACCGCTTCACCCGTGCCCAGGTCCAGGCCCGCGCCGCCCGCATGCGCCTGGGTCAAGCCAAGCGCCGCACTGCCGCCGCCGTGGCGCAGCACCAGCAGGGGAGCCAGCCATGACCGCCATTCATCCCGCCGCTACCCGCGCCTACCTGGCGCTGCCCTATGCGTACTCGCTGGCACAGGAGCTGTCGGCCAGTGAGCGGCAGCCGCTCCACCAGCGCAAGCGCGAGCCTCTGGCCGCTGCAGTCCTGGCTGCCGTGCATGCCGTGGGCTACGCCGTTCCGACGGTGCAGCACTGGCGCGACCTGGCTGACGCCGCGAACCTGTCCGAAACGCTGCTGGGCATGGGCGTCTTCACAGAGCCCGAGGCGCAGAGCCTGTTTGCCGATGCTGTGGCGGCCGTCGTGGACCTGGGCCGCAAGCACGGGCACGGCCAGGAGATGCGACTGAACGCCGTGCAGCTGGGCCACCTGGTCGAGTTCGGCGAGGCCTACGGCCAGGTGCTGGAGGTGATCCCGGCCCGCACCTTCATCCGCGCGCACCGCGCGACCGAACGCCGTCTGCGCGAGCTGCTGGTCAACAGCCACGGCGGCGACTCCCATGAATTCATCGTCGTCTGAACACCAATGGCAGCAACACCAAATCAATCTCAGCGGGGCAGCCGTGGCGCACCTCGTCAAGCTGGCCCAGCAGCCCGGGTGGTGGGAGTGCGTCAAGGCCAGGGCCCGGGAGCTGGACAGGGACGAGTCCCGGCTGTTCGTGGACATCGAGCAGCAGGTGGTGCAGCAGCTGCAGGCGCTCGCGTGGCGCCCGCCGCGCCGCGCGTGACGGTGCCGGCTGGCCACCAGGGCCCGATCACGGTGCTGGGCATGGACCCGGGCAAGCACACGGGCCTGGCCTGGATCGTGGACGGCCATCTGCAGGCGCTGGAGGAGATTGCGCCAGCGCAGATCCTGCAGACGCTGCAGGGCAGGGCGCCCACGCTGGTGATCTTCGAGGACAGCCGCAAGGCACGGAAGACCTGGACCGGCCAGGGCAGCGCTGCAGCGCGGGCCAAGATGGCGCGCAATGTGGGCGAGATCGATGCCTGGTGCGTGCTGATCGAGACCCTGTGCGCCAGCCTTGGCATTGCCTGCTTCGGCATGGCGCCGAGCGCGAAGGCTGGCAGCGCCCACGGCGCCAAGATCGACGCCGCAACCTTCAGCCGCCTGACCGGCTGGGCCGGCCGCAGCAATCAGCACCAGCGTGACGCCGCAATGATCGCGTGGTCCTTCCGGAGGGCCCGGCCATGAAGCGCATCTACATCGCCGGCCCGATGACAGGCCTGCCCGACTTCAACTACCCGGCCTTCAACCGCGCCGCCGCCGTGCTGCGCGCCCAGGGCCACCACGTCGAGAACCCAGCCGAGAACCCCGCGCCAGCGTGCGGAAGCTGGGCCGGCTACATGCGTTTGGCGCTTCCGCAGCTGTGCACCTGCGATGCCGTGCACCGGCTGCCGGGCTGGAAGCAGTCGCGCGGTGCCCGGTTGGAGAGCTTTGTGGCGCGCGTGCTGGGTCTGGAGGTGCAGGACTTCGATGCCGGCGCAGGGGAGGGCGGCGCACATGCTTGATTTCCGCCCCGACCTTCCGCGCCGTGGCCAGCGCGGCCCGGTGCGCGCCGCGCCCCAACACCCGCCCCTGTGGCGTGGCGCCGCAATGCGCGAGCGCATCGAAGGCCCCGATGCCCTGGGGCGCTACCGCTTCTCCGTCTGGTCGGAAAACCGCTGCTGCAGGCTGGAGCAGCACGGCCCGACGCGCGTGTGCGTCATGGACGACCACGGCTTTCTGGTGGATGTGGGGCTGGAGGGTGACATCCGATGATCCCGATCGTCATTCACCCCAGTTGGATCGATGGGCTTCCCGATGCCTTTCCTGGCTTTCCCTTGGAAGCGATGGAGCAGTTGCACAGGGGCGAGGTTGTTCATTTCGATGGACTTGGCATCGTCGCTCAGCACCAAATTCCGATGGATCTGGAGCCGCAGCCCCGGCCCATCGACGCAGGGGTGCGCATGGCCGAGTTGCGCCGGCACCTGCGCAATGGCTGGAGGAGCCGCTGATGCTGGCGCGCCGCTCATCTTTCCCACCCGGCCGCGGCTTCGGTCGTCGGGCGCCAGCAGCGGCGCAGGTGGAGGACCGCGAGGATCTTCTGGCACGGCGCGCGGCCCGCGCGATGGACAGCGCCCGCGTCACTGCCGGCATGGCGTGCAACAGCATCGTGGTGATGGGGGCGGCCAGCACGGGCTTGGTCGTGCCCAAGGCCGAGATTCTCGAATGCGAGGCCTATCGCCGCGCCGTGGCTGCGCTGCCGTGCATCTGGTGCGGCATCTGCGGGTTCTCTCAGCACGCGCACCTGAACCTGGGCAAGGGCTTCGCGCTCAAGACGGACGACCGCACTGGCTTCCCGCTGTGCTGCACGCGCCCCGACATCGAGGGCTGCCACGTCGCATACGACCAATACCGCCTTGTTGACGGCGGCCGCGATGCCCATCGGGACTATGGCCTCGAGTGGGGCCGCATCACCCGACACACCATCCTCGAATCTGGCCAATGGCCAGCACGACTTCCCCTCTGGAGTGAAACCGCATGAACCAAGCCATCACCAGCACCATCCACAAGACAGCCGGCGGCAATCCGGACACAGGCGCGGTCGAGGCCGTGCCTACGCTGACGCAGGTCTATGAGGCAATCCGCCAGTTGCACGAGGCCGGCGAAGAGCCCACGCGCGACCGCATCCACAAGATGACGGGCCTGAACCTCACCACGGTGGACGACCGCATCAAGGTGCTGCGCGGCGAGGGAATGATTTCGGCGGTGAAGCAGTGCTACCGGCCTGTTCATCAGCACGGGCCTGCACGCGCCGTGACGGTTACCCATCTGACCGATGGGCGGTCAATCCTTGAAATTGGAGAGTACGTGGTCCACTTCAACAGGGCAGAGGGGGGAATGGTGGGCCAGGCTTACGCAGGTATTGCGCTGGAGCACACTGCCCTGGCCCGGGTGACTGAACTGCAGGACCAACTGCTGGAGGAGGTGGCAAAACGGCGCGCACTTGAACGCGAGGTGAAAGCGCTGAAGGGGCAGCGTAAGGTGGATCCTAGGCAAGCGGATTTGCTCATGGATCGGGCTACGTGAGAATAGGCACCCTTACATATTTTGGTAACGCGGCTGCTAAATCTCAGACGCGACAGTGAAGGGAGCGCCGGCTGAGATCAGCCAGCGCCGCGTTCTTGAGCTCGTCAAAGAGCGGTAGATCTGCGTTGGTAGCGAAGTGCACCAAAAACGGATAGAACCAGGCTCAGCAACGCAATGAGCCACGGAGCGGTTGCGGGAACTGGCGTAGCGGTGCTGGGTCCTGCCATTCTGACGACTACCCCCGGGTCCACAATTTCGCCATTCTCGATACCGTCAGCGTCGCCGGCTCCGCCATCGGTCAATGTCAGTGTCACTCGATTGCCGTTAATTTGAGCGCCAGCATACTTGGCCCAGTGCCCTGCTCCATTCTTCTTCCAATACTCAAGAGGCTGAGATGAAGAGGGGAGGCTAGCAATGTAGTCGATCTGCATCTGCACAGCTCCTCGGACGTTGCAGCCCGTCAGCTTGAAGGCAAACTGGGGTCCAGCTGCCTGCACTTCTGTGGGCAAGCCAGTGACCGCTCCCGCAGGGCTCGCCTGAGAACTCTCGAATGTGCAGCCAGGACCGCCTCCAGTGAGTTGTGCCTGCAATGCAGAGTCAACATGGCTGCGCCGCAGCGGAGTTATGGAGTTGCTGGGCTGTGACGGGAGGCTATTTTTACCTTCGGCATTCGTTGCTACAACGGTGAAGGTATATGCTGTTCCACCCGTCAGTCCATTAATGGTGCAAGTCAGTGCGGACGATGTGCTGCAGGTTTTGGAGGCGTCGCCGACAGCCGTGACGACATAGTTGGTGATCGGTGCTCCTCCAGTGTTCAAAGGTGCAGTCCATCGCACTAGGCCCTGGTTTTCTGATGCCGTGGCAATTACGCTTGTGGGTGCATCAGGTACCGCGCCGGTAATCTGGAGGCTCTGGGTTTGCTCCGCCGCAGTTAACCAATTTGCATCGCCGCTCTGCTGTGCAACTAGGGTGCAAGTTCCAGCGGCAACAACGCCTACTGTTGTGCCAGATACCGAGCAAACTGACGGGGTGCGGCTGCTGTAACTGACCACCAGTCCAGACGTCGTGGTTGCTGTCGGGCTGATGATGAAAGTGCCGTCTTTTACATATGGTTGATTTGCTTGCGTGTTAAAAGTTATGTTGTTCAGTCCTTTGACTACATTTAGGCTATATGAGACAGGCTGCGCCGGGAGCCATTGAGAGTCTCCGGGTTGTGTTGCAGTAACAGTGCAAACACCGGTCCCTGCTGCGTTGAATGTCAAGCGGTTGCCTTGTAAAGCGCATCCTGGCGAGGAACTAAATTGGACGTCCAGTCCAGATGTTGCCGTTGCAGTCAAGGTATGTGGGATTCCCACCTGCTGTTGTCCTGGCGACGAAAAGTTAATCGTCTGTGCAGTACGGGTTTCCTGCGGTGTGACGGTAACAACTCCTTTTGTATAGGCGGAGGAATTGCCAATTGAATTAACTGCAGCTATGGTAATGGAATATGTTACACCATTGGTGAGTCCCGAGATTGTGCAGGCCTGATCATTCCCTGTTGGGCTGCACGATCCTACTGCCGCACCGCCTTCCCACGCCGTTGCTGTGTATTGCACTGGGGAATTGCCGGGGTCACTTGGAACGATTGACCACTGAACTGAAGCACCTTGATTGACCGGCGTTGCAATAATGTTGTTGGCTGCCGCAGGAATATCTAGATCAAAGGATACATAGTTTAGAGGGATGATCGCATAGTTGCCGTTATGGTTTCCTGCAGCAGGAGCCAAAGAAAGACTCGCAGTCGCACCAGGAGCTATTGAAAATCGATAATAGCTGCTTGTGCCAAGAGGTTTTAGAAGAACGGTTTCAGTGCCTCCCACCGAAAGAGCGATATCGCGCAGAGGGGAGGTGCCAAGTGCTGTATAAATGGAACGATAGTTCCAACTGGATGCGGTGTAGTTGCCGGTGAGTCCAAGAGTGGCAATTTTTGGACTATCGTCTATATATGTAGATATCAAATAATCTCGTAGCCAGATATTTGCATCGGACCCGATAATGTTTTGGAGATTATTAATTCCTGTTGTGTTGCTGCTTACCAGGGATTTAATGAAGCTGGTTTCGGTTGCAAGTGATGACCCAGAATATCGATCTGCTGCATACCTTAAAAAAGCCCACTGCGCACCTGAATTGGCAAGGGTTTTTACGCTATTGTCTATGACTCCATATCTAGAAGGAGCCTGGAGCCAAGGGCGCCAGTTTCCATACAGTATGTTTTGATATGTATTAAAAGCTGCTACTCTGCGTGACGCATTGGGTCCAGTGGTGAGGTTGGTTACGATAATGTTGTTAAACGGAGTGAGGCCTACGGAGTTGGCGTAGAAGGCTTGCTCAATTGCCATGCCGCCAATAGCTTCATCCATCCACGGTTCTTCAAAAGGACTATTTGAAGATATTCTGTTGCTATCTAGAATTAAATGGGCAAGCTCTCTTGTGAAAGAGGCAGGCAAACCAGACATTGTTGCGCTTACAGTCCTTACATTAGAATTGATTGCTCCCGTGGGATCGGGCGTAAGTGCATAGATTATTTCGCCAATATTCCCGGATGAACACTCAGTTCTGCTCAACTTGTCTCTGGGCATGTACATGGAATAAGAACTGATGGGGCTGGCTGGAGCATCTAAGCGATTCATGCCCTGGGTAAAGAAAATTACCACTTTTCCATTTCCATCTGTATCGGATGGCGCACCGAATTTATCAACTATAGTTGGATAAATCACGCTGTCCATGTTTACAAGCATATTCTGCCAGTTCGTGGCGTTTATGTCTAAAGAGTAGGCTGGGTTTTCTTTGTCTGTAACGACAATAATATTATTCCCTACCCAAGTTACTTCACCTTCAACGCTATATCCCGGGTTACATTGATTGGATAGGTCGTTATTCAGTCTCCAAATGTCGCCCACTGTAGGCGTGGCGCCAAATGGAATGGAAGTTTGGGGGCTCAGTGCCGAGCTGGGGTCGATCGTGCCTCTCCGCGCAAGAAAATCGGACTTCATGAACTGCCGGCGAACAATTCTCGGATCATCCAAGGCGGTGCTTGTACTGGTGGTGTTACTCGGGGAAGCGGCGGTATTCCCCTCAATCCCTATTTGTAGAGAAATTGTTGCCCCTGGGGAAGTGTTCATAGGAACAACTAGGTATTCTGAGTCTGCAGATCCTGAGTTTTTAATACTGATCTGCTGTAGTGCACCTTCATTATTAAGAAGGCCATGGTGGGCCGCCAAAACAATGGATGGGAATATCTGAAGTGAAAAAAACAGCGCAAATTTGCTGAATTTACTCGACTGTTTATATTTGCCTATGATTTTCATGTCGTATAAAGAAGTAAAACTCTAATTTGACGTATTCTTTGATTAATTGATAATGCAGTCTCAATTAATTTTTGACTCAACGGTTAACATGCTTACGATTGTTTGAAAGTGTATCTCTCGTTGCTTGGGGCTGCAGCAGTTTTTTTTGTTCTACAGCGCCAAGTTCTTTGAAAAGTAGCACTGTGTGGGGCGCAAGCTGCAACATGTGCAGTCGAGCGGTTTACGGAGGCCTGACCCTTTTATCTTCTTGTTGAACGAGGACCCTGGCTAGGGTTCGACGCAGCAGGACCCTGCCGGAACACTTATGGCTATGGCCCAAAGTCCTGCCGGCAAGTCCGAGCCTCAAAAGAAACCTGTTCCAAAGAAGCCTGAAGCCGCCAACTCGGCTGCAGGCGCAGCCTTGCCTGCCAGCCGCACGGCGGCCAGAGTCCCCGCCGACTGGGAGCGCATAGAGCTGGACTACCGGGCCGGCATCAAGACCCTCCGCCAGATCGCCGACGAGAACGGTATCACTCATGGTGCCATCAACAAGCGTGCCAAGCGGAATGGTTGGGAGCGCGACCTGGGCGTGAAGATCCAGGCAAAGGCCGATGCCCTGGTATCCAGAGAGGCGGTATCCAGCCAGGTATCCACGGATACCAAGCTCCGCGAACGTGCCGTCATCGATGCCAACGCTCAGGCTGTGGCCGACATCCGCCTGGCCCACCGCCGCGACATCCATCGGGCACGACGCGTCACCAACTCTCTAATGGATGAACTGGAGCGGATGGTCGGTGCCGAGAACGTCGCGCTTCTGGAAGAGCTGGGCGAGCTGATGCGCCAGCCCGATGACAATGGCCAGGACAAGCTCAATGACCTGTACATGAAGGTCATCAGCCTGCCCGAGCGGGGCAAGTCCATGAAGACCTTGGCAGAGTCTCTGCGCATCCTGGTGGACATGGAGCGGCAGGCATTCGGCATGGACCCGAAGACAGGGCCTGGGCAAGGGCCCAATGGCGATGGTGCTCCTCCTCGCGTCACGGTGGAGTTCGTGAAGCCGCCCGTCCGCCAGGAGGATGGCGATGAATGAGGCCCCGCATGCGCTCCTGCAGTTGCCCGAGAAGCTCCGTGACATCTGGCAGCCTCGCCGCTACAAGGTGATGCACGGCGGCCGGGGCGGCGCCAAGTCTTGGTCCGTGGCTTCGGTGCTGCTGGTCATGGCGGCGGACAGGCCATTGCGTGTGCTGTGCGCGCGCGAGATTCAGAAGTCGATGCGCGATTCGGTGCACCGCCTGTTGAAGGACGCCATTGTCCGCATGGGCCTGGAGTCGTTCTTCGAAGTGCTCGATACCGAAATCCGGGGCGCCAACGGCTCGCTGTTCCTGTTCACCGGCCTGCAGAGCCACACCGTGGACTCGATCAAGTCCTTTGAGGGCGTGGATCTGGTGTGGGTGGAGGAAGCCCACGGCGTGAGCAAGAAGTCCTGGGACGTGCTGATCCCGACCATCCGCAAGGAGGGCTCCGAGATCTGGATGACCCTGAACCCGGACATGGACACGGACGAGACCTATGTCCGGTTTATCGACAGGCCCAGCCCGGACACCTGGGTCTGCCAGATCAACTGGCGCGACAACCCCTGGTTTCCGGCGGTGCTCGATGAGGAGCGCCGCAAGTTCAGGGTCACCAATCCCGACGACTACCCCAACATCTGGGAGGGGAAGCCGCGGCGCGTTTCGGCGGGGTCCATCTATCGCCATGAGATCGAGGCCCTGTACGAGCAAAAGCGGATCTGCGCCGTACCGTACGACCCGACTTTGCCGGTGCACACGATCTGGGACCTGGGCTGGAATGACGCCATGACCATTGGCTTTGTGCAGCGCGGGCCGCAGGACCTGCGTGTCATCGACTACATCGAGGACAGCCATCGGACCCTGGACTGGTATGTGGCCCAGATCGAGAAGCGCCCGTTCCGATGGGGCACCGACTTCCTGCCGCACGACGGCCGCACCAAGAACTTCCAGACCGGCAAGAGCACTCAGCAGCAGCTCACGGCCATGGGAAGGCGCAGCGTTGTGGTGCTGAGCGCGATGAACGTGGAAGAAGGCATCAAGGGCGCGCGAATGATCTTCCCCCGCTGCTATTTCGACGAGACCAAGACCGCGCGGCTGATCGAGTGCCTGCGGCGGTATCGGCGGGACATTCACCAGAAGACGGACGAGCCCATGGGCCCCATGCATGACGAGTTCAGCCACGGCGCGGACATGTTCCGCTACATCGGCCAGGCAGTGGACCTGATGACGAATGCCGCCATCGGCGAATACCAAGAGGCGCCAGCCCCGGTCTATTACTGAGGACGACACCATGAGCACCGCCCAGAACTACGCAGAAATTGACCCCGTGGACACGCCCGACGGCGATGTGCCCCTCACCCTTGCCGAGTACCGGTCCATACACGAAGAGATAGATGCCCAGCCCCGGGCCTGGCGCCGCACGGCCGACCGTGAGATGGACTATGCCGACGGCAACCAGCTGGAGACGGAGCTGATTCGGCACATGAAGTCCCAGGGCATACCAGTCGTGCGCGAGAACCTGATCGCGGGCAGCCTGGAGGGGATCCGGGGCTACGAGAAGTCCACACGGACGGACTGGCGCGTGACCCCGAATGGCCAGCCGGGCGGCCAGGATGTGGCCGACGCCATCAACTTCAAGTTGAACGAGGCTGAGCGCAATGCCAAGGCAGACGACGCCTGCAGCGATGCCTTCTACCCCCAGATTGGCGTGGGCATTGGCTGGGCTGAGGTCAGCCGGTCCGATGATCCCTTTGGCTACCCCTACCAGTGCCTGGCCATTCACCGCAATGAGATCCATTGGGACTGGTCTTCCATCAAGCCCGACCTCAGCGATGCGCGTTGGCTGCGGCGCCAGCGCTGGATGCACCCGTCGCGCATCGCGCGCGTCTTCCCAGAGCACAAAGAGCTGGTGCGCCAGTTCGGGCGCGCGGGCGTCAACTGGTGGAACGGCTACGACACCATGGATGCGGGAGCGAGCACTGGCCTGTCGCGGGCCTGGGATGTGGCGCGTGAATGGACGACCATGGAGGACCGTTGGCACAATCCCGTCAGCAAAGAGGTTTGCCTGACCGAGCTTTGGTATCGCCGCTGGTCTGACGTGGTGGTGCTCAAGAGTCCGGACGGCCGCGTGGTGGAGTACGACGAGAACAACCCGGCCCATGTATATGCCCTGGTGAACAAAGCCGCGAAGTCCATGCGCGCCACTGTGGCCAAGATCCGCCGCAGCTACTGGCTGGGCCCGCATGTCCTGTTCGACGGGCCCACGCCCTATGCCCACCGCCACTTCCCATACGTGCCTTTCTGGGGATTCAGGGAAGACAGCACCAACGTGCCCTATGGCTACATCCGCAACCTGCTGGACATGCAGGACACGTTGAACAACGGGAACTCGCGTCTTCGTTGGGGCATGGGCGCGTTCCGGACCGAGCGCACCAAAGGCGCAGTGGACATGACTGATGACCAGTTCCGGCGCACCATTGGCCGCCCGGATGCCGACATCGTGCTGAACGCCGCGCACATGCAGCAGAACGGCGCGCGTTTCAAGGTCGAACGGGACTTTCAGGCCACGGCGCAGCAGCTGGAGCAGCTGGAGAACGCCCGGCGCGCGATCGAGCGCGTGAACCCGGCGGCTGCCGGGGCTTTCTCGGGGCGGCGCGGCACTGCCACCAGTGGCGTGCAGGAGCAGACCCAGGTGGAGCAGGCCAATCAGTCGCTGGCGTACATGATCGGCAACTTCAAGACCAGCCGCACCATGGTGGGCGAGCTGCTGATGAGCATGATCGTTCAGGACATGGGCCAGGATGAGCAGACCATCATCATCGAGGGCGATGCCATCACGGCAGACCGGGCTGTGACCATCAACAAGCCCGAGGAGGATCCTGTAACAGGCATCCCCTATCTGTCCAACGACCTGCAGCGAACGCGCCTTCTGGTGGGCCTGGAGGATGTGCCCAGCAGCAGCACATTCCGGGCGCAGCAGCTGAGCACAATGAGCGAGGTGGTCAAGTCCATGCCGCCCCAGTTCCAGGCCGTCACCATGCCGATGATGGCCAGCCTGATGGATGTGCCGTTCAAGCGGCAACTGGTGGATGCCTTGAAGGCTGCTGCCGCTCAGGAGTCTCCAGAGCAGGTTGAGCAGCGCATTCAGCAGGAGGTGCAGGCAGCCCTGACCAAGGCCGGGCACGAGCTCAAGGCGCGCGAGCTGGAGATGAAGGAGCGCCTGACGGATGCCCAGATCAAGAAGGTGATGGCCGACGCCGTGCAGGTGGGTGTGCAGGCTGCCTTCTCAGCAATGCAGGGCGGGGCCCAGGTCGCCATGAATCCGGCCATCGCGCCCATCGCGGACGCCATCATGCAGGGCGCGGGCTACCAGAAGCCCAACCCTGGTGGTGACGATCCGGACTTCCCAGTGCCCGGCGTGGCTGCCGGTGGCCCCTCTCCGCAGTCAGGCGGTCCGGGCGCGGCGGGCGACATCGTCCAGGTTCGCGAGAACACCAGCCCTGCATTCCCGCCCATCCCGCAGGAGCCGGCACGCGGCACGCAGGGGATCGAGACTGCTTCGGCGGTAGACAATTTGCCGTAGCCAATAGCGCGGCCTCAAAAAGAAACGCCCCAATCGGGGCGTTTGCTTTTACTTCTTGCCTCCGCCGCTGGGCGGGTTGTTGCCACGTCCACCACCCGAGGGGTTGCCAGTTTTGCTGGGCCAGTTGGGGTTGTCGCTCATCACATCTCCTTCGGAATCAAAAAGAGGGCTTATCAGTGTAGGGGCCTCGTCCGCACGCGTCCATGCTGCGGTGCAACCGCGTGTTTCGTGACCTGCCCCGTCTAGGGTTGGTCATTTGTTCCCGGCTTTTTGACACTGCTTCCAAGCCATGGCGTGCGCCGCCGTGGCGAAGACCGCGGCGCTTTGGCGCTGCGGATCCGAGAGCAGATGGCGCGGCGCCCAGGCGCTGCTCCGGATTGCTGGCCCTTTGCGGCCACGGCGATATGTGGCGGGACAGGCATGACGACATCACACGAGAGTTTCTACAGCAGCATCGACGGCGCACTGACGCCGGAGCAGGCCGCCCAGGCATTGGCACTGGCGGAATCGGGCGATACCGGCGACAAGCCGGAACCTGGTGGCGCGCCCGCGACCACCGCTGCACCGGATGACAAAGGCGCCACCGAGGCTGGCACCACAAGCGAACAGCAGGCTGCACCTGCTGCGGGCGGCACTGATGGCGCAAAGGCCATTCCTGAAGCCGAACAGACCGCGGACAACACCGTGGTTCTGGCGCGGGACGGCAAACACACCATCTCCTTTGACGAGGTGCTGAAGATCCGCAAGCAGCGTGATGAGGCCCAGGCCACCGCAGACAACGCCCAGCAGCAGCTGGCCGCCCTGCAGGCCGAAGCCCAGGCGCGGGCAGACTCCGGACAGGCCCCGACCAAGACCGACACCATGGCCGCACAAGCGCAGGCAGCCATTGATGCGGGCGCGGACGCGGACCTTTTCGGCGACTTCTCCGAAGCCGGCCTGCGGGATGGGCTGCTCAAGCTCCACCAGCAGTCCCGTGAACAGCTCCGCAACGAGCTGCGCGCGGAGCTGCAGGAGGAGTTGAAGAAGGAATTGCAACCGCTGCGCGAGCAGCAGTCTAAGTCCTCCTCCGATGCCCATTTGGACGCCATCTACACGGCGCACCCCAACGCGGACTCCATCGTCGAAAGCGCTGAGTTCAAGGCGTGGGTGGACTCGCAGCCCAGCGTGGTCCGCAATGCCTATTGGGGCCTGTTCGACCCGAAGACCGGTGGTACGTCCGCCGAAATCGTGGAGGTGTTCGACGCCTATAAGGCAGCGACCGAGAAACCCTCGTCTCAACCCGCTGCGGACCCCAAAGCCGCAGCAAAGGCCGCCACTGAAGCCGTGCGGGCCGACCCTCCCTCAAGTCTCTCCAGCATTCCTGGCGGGCGCGTGGATGGTCTGTCGCCGGATGAGCGGATGGCTGAACTGAGTGGCGTGGATCTGCTGTATGCGATGGAGGGCAAGACGCCCGAGCAGATCACCGCCTGGCTTAACAAACAGATGTAAAGGAGGTCCAGCGTGTCCACCACCAAGACCATTACCCCCTATGGTCACCCAGGGACCATGATTCAGCAGGCCGTGGGCGTGTTCCACACCTGCATGCAGCGACGCACAACGCTGAACCGCCTCACCGGCAAGATGCCGACCGAGGCGGATGCCGTGGCAGGCACCAAGCGCCAGACCAAGCCCACGATGCCCATCGTGCGTGCCGAGGATCTGGGTAAAGGCAAGGGCGACGAGGTCGAGTTCCAGCTTGACCAGCCCATCGGCAGCTACCCCATCATGGGCAGCGAGTTTGCCGAGGGCAAGGGCGTGGGCACGAGCTACGAGAACGCGCGGTTCCGTGTGAACCAGGCGCGCTTTCCAGTCGACATGGGCGATCAGATGTCGCGCATCCGCACGCCATACGACCTGCGCAAGTTCGGCCGCCCCAAGGCCCAGCGCCTGATGGACGACTACATCGAGCATTCGACGTTGGTTCACTTGGCCGGCGCGCGCGGCTTCAATGACCACCTGATCGAATGGCGCGTGCCGCTGGCCTCGCACCCCAAGTTCTCCGAGATCATGGTGAACCGGGTGAAGGCGCCAACGCGCAATCGCCACCTGGTGGCCGGCGCCGGCGCAGTGGGCGAAGTCAAGGCCAATGCCGGCGAGCTGGTGATCGCCAGCGCGGACACGCTGAGCATGGATGTGGTGGACGCCGTGCGTTCGTGGATGGACCAAATCCCGCTGCCGCCCCCGCCCGTCGAGTTCGATGAGGACCTGGCCGCCACGGACAGCCCCATCCGCGTGCTCCTGGCATCTCCGGCCCAGTACAGCGGCTTCGCCACGGACCCGAACTTCCGCGCGTTCCAGGGAAACGCCATGGCACGCGCGCGGCTGGCCAAGGACCATCCGCTGTTCCTGGGTGAAGCAGGTCTGTGGAACGGCATCCTGATCATCAAGATGCCCAAGGCCATCCGCTTCTACGCCGGCGACGAGCTGCGCTACTGCGCAAGCTACACCAGTGAGCAGGAATCGTCGGTGGTGGTGCCTGCATCGTTCACCGACAAGTTCGCGGTGGACCGAGCCATCCTGCTGGGTGGCCAGGCGCTGGGCCAGGCCTTCGGCCGCTCGGACCACAGCGGCGTGCCCTTCTTCTGGTCGGAGAAGGAAATGGACCACGGCGACAAGCTGGAACTGCTGATCGGCGCTGTCCTGGGCATGTCCAAGATCCGCTTCGCGGTCAACCACGGTGATGAAAAACAGTTCACCGATCACGGTGTGACGGTGCTCGATACCGCCGTGCCCATCATCAAGCCACGCGGCTGATGCCCCGGGGGCTGGCTTCGGCCGACCCCTCGTCACTTCCCCCAACTTCAAGGAGGCCATCATGGCAACCATCAAGAAGGCCGGCCTGGGCATGCTGCAGTTCGGCGGCTTCACTCCCTACGGCAACCTCACCACCTTGCGCGCCACGCTGCAAACCAATGCTGCAGGCGCGGCCATCGGCGCGGATTCCAATGCTGCCATCGCTGCTGGCGATGTGGTCGTGCTGGAGAAGCTGCCCGCCGGCATGCTGCTCGAAGATGCCCAGGTCATCGTGTCCACGGCCATGACGGCGGCCGTCACGGGCTCGCTGGGCTTCACGTACATCGACGGCGTGGATCACGCCACCGTGCCCCAGGACCCCGAGTACTTCGGCGCTGGCCTGGTGCTGAACGCTGCCGCGCGCCTGCGCACCACCAGTTCCAAGGCGCCCGTGAAACTCCCCAAGGAAGCCTATCTGGTGCTCACGACCGCCGGCGCGGCCAACGCCAAGGTCTCGCGCCTGGATGTGATCGTCCACGGCGAGCGTCTGGGCAACCAGTAAGCACCCGTGATCTGAAAGGGCAGGGCTGCGGCCCTGCTGCTTTCCATCGAGCACCCAAGGACATCACCATGACCGTTGCACAGACCCAGGCCGTCACCTACACGGGGACGGATACGCCATTCATCGACCGCATTTACCGTTCGCGCCTGACTTTCGACCCTGGCCAGACGCGTGTGGTCCCCATTGCGCTGGCGGCCCGGTTCCTGCGCCATTCGGATATTTTTCAGGAGGCGGCGCCTGAAGGGGAGGGCGTTGGACTGGCTGCAGCGCCGGTGCCAACTCAGCAGCCCGACGACACCGCTGCGCTGTTGGAGACCGCGAAGAAGTCCGAGGACGAGCGGCGCGTGCAGGAAGAGGCCCGCTTCAACGTGCTGCAGCAGATCGAGAAGATGGACAAGCAGGCGCTGCGCGACTGGACCAAGCAGACCTACAAGCTGGATCTCCCGGGCAACCTCGGGTTGGACAAGATGCGCGAGCGGGTTCGCGGCATGGTCGACCAGTACGGCAGCGCGCCATGACTCTTCAGGACCTGATCGCCCTGTTTCGATCCGACGCCAAGGATGTTGAGGAGCCGCATCTTTGGGACGAGCCTCAGGTCGTGGGCTGGTTCAACGAAGCCCAGTCGGAAGCGGCAGTGCGCGGCCGTCTGCTGCTGGACGATTCCACGCCCGCTGTCTGCGAGATCGCCGTCGCGGCCGACATTGCCAGCTACCAGTTGCACCCCAAGGTCTACGAGATCGCCCATCTGCGGTTTGCCGGCGCATCGACCAGTGAAGGTCGAGAGCTGGCAGTGGTGTCGCGCGAGTATTTGGATCGCAAGGATCCGTACTGGCGCGACCGCTGCAGCGACGAGCCTCGCTTCGCCATCCAAACCGAAACGCGGCTTCGCCTGGTGCCCACGCCGCGCGAATCGGGCGCCTTGCGGCTGGAGGCCTACCGGCTTCCTCTCAAGCAGTTGGCCAATTGCCATGACAAGCCCGAGATTCACGAGGCCCACCATGCCTACCTTGTGCATTGGGCCCTGTATCGGGCGTTTGGGCAGCCCGATGCGGATGGCTTCGATCCTGGCAAGTCTCAGCAGTCGTACTCGGTATTTGAAAGCTATTTCGGCATGCGGCCGGACTCGGACCTGCGCCGCGCCACTCGCCATGACCAGCCACACACCAACGTCATCCATCTGCCGTAGCAGATGCTGAAAGGTTCGCAATGCGCGGATTCACTCCCAGGAAAGCCTCCGCAACGGAGCAACCGTCCGAATACACAGGGGCCCGTGGCTTCGCGCCCGGTCAGCGGGCTGCATTGGCCCAGGCCCAGAACCAGGCGCCAGACTCCATCCCCGCCATGGTGAAACCGGGTGAGTTCGTCTTGCCGCCCGATACCGTGCACGCCATGGGCGGCGCTGGCGCGCTGCAGGCCGCCGTCGATGCCACCCACACACCAGCACCCGAGCAGGCATTCGTGCCGCGCGGCTTCAAGCCAAAGGTGTTCTTCGCCAATGGTGGCCGGCCTGAGGACCAGATCCCGACGGACGGCTACCCCAAGGCGCCGGCTCCAGACGGCTCGCAGTCCAATCCCATGAATACCGAGCTGGGCCGCAATGTGTCGAACCTGGCCAATGCTGTGCCTGGTGCACTGGGCGGCAGTGCGTCTGCACTCGCGCGCACGGGCGGGGCCATCAGCGGTGCCATCAACTCCGGAACCAACGCCGCGCGCGGACTTGCGGTCGGCGCCGGGATCGGAGGCGGTGCCGCTGCAGCCGCAGCACCTGCTGCCGCCTCCACGATGGCGAGCCCCGCGCCCTCCACGGCTCCAGCAAGCTCAGTTGCAACGCCGCAGGCCACGCCTCCCGCCGGCAGCACCATGGGCCCGCCCAGCTCGGCCGCGCCGCAGGAAGTCCAGCCCGGGATCTTCCGCCAGGGCAACAGCTTCTCCGACAGCGCACAGGGCTCGGCGCTCGGCGCCCAGCCGCGCGGCTTGCCCTCCCGGCAAAACGACCTGGCCGCCCAGAACCTGGCCGCGCAATCGACAGCACGCGGCTTCACACCCGGCCAGCGCACCGAGGCCGAGCAGCCCCGCCTGGGATTCCCCGGCTTCCGTGCTCCAACCGTCGCCCACTCTGGCAACGACTGGCAGGCCCGCAAGGACCTCCAGAACCTGGAGACCGGCGCGAGCAGCATCGCGAATCGGCCCGAGTGGAGCGGCACAGGCATGGCCCGCTTCCGTGGCGGTGGCGCTCAGTCCGGCCCGCCGCCGGCCGTGGCCGCCTACCAGGCCGCCCTGCAGACCGACTCGGCGCTGCGCCAGGCCCAGCCAGGACTGGATGCCGAGACCATGCGCCAGAACGCGGGCCTGGCGCGCGAAGGCATCCAGCAGGACGGCGGCCTGCAGCGCGAAGCCATGCAGCAGGCCGGGGAAACCGGGCGCACGGGCATGCGAGTGGGCATCGAGCAGCAGCGCCTTCAGGGCGAGGCAGAAGCGCGCGGCTTCAAGACCCGGGCTCAACGCCAGGAAGAGCAGCTGCGGAATACGCTCCTCGACCCCAATGCCACGCCCCAGCAGAAGCAGCAGGCCCAGCAGTCCATGCGCGCGATCCGGGGTGAGGCAGATCCGTCGCCCTGGAAGGTCACGGTCACGCCTGCGGTCAAGAATGCCGATGGTTCCACAAGCCAGGGCAGCATCATCCGGCACAACGCCGTCACGGGCGAGGTGCAGCAGGTGGAGGGCGGTGGAGCGCGGGCCGTGCCAGCAAAAGATAGTGCGCAGGTGTTGGCCATCAAAAACAACACGTCCCTGTCTCTTGAGCAGCGCCGTGAGGAGTTGCGAAAGCTTGGATTTCAGTGAGCCCCGCCCCTAGGTTGATGGGCACACAGGTTCAGCGCGGCAGCATGGGCCGGCGCGTTCTTCACCCGAGGGAGCTTGTCCAGGAGGCAGGTGGCGTAGTCGGCGGCCAGAGTAGGGCCTGCGAACAGCAGGGCGGTGAGAAGAAGTGCGCGGCGCATGGGCGGAATGTATCAGGCGCTTCGATCAGGCCGTTTCGATGTGGTGCGCAGGTACAGGCCCGCACCCACGGCAGTCAGGACCAACGGAATAGGGGCGAGCAAGACAAAGCTGGTGGCGTAGACAGCAGCGCCCACCACTGCCGCGATCAGTGCGTGCAGCATTGGGCGGTTGCTGGCCGCACGGGCCACCATGCAGCCCGCGAGCAGGGGCGGCACGGCCAAATAGGCCGGCATCAGCACCCACAGCGCATTTGAGTACTGCACTACGCCAGGCTCTGGGTTGCCCATCACGGACTGCATCAGGAAGCTCAGCAGCCACCACACGCAGCCGTAGCTGATCAGCAGAGACAGGAATAGCGTTTTGTAGTCGAGACGGCCCAGGTTCACTGGGACGCCTCCTCAATCAACTCTTCCAGAACTTGTACTGCGCCGCGAATCCGCGCCAGCGTTTGCGTCAATTCAGCCTTCTTCTCTTCCAAAACTCGTAGCTCGTCCTCGACGCGCACGGCGTTCTCACGCAGTTCACGCGCGCGCAGGCGGAAACGTTCTATGGATTCAGGGGATGTGTTCTCGCTCATAGGGGCCTCCTGAGCGGAAATGTAGCAGGGCCCCTTCAGGGCCTGCCGTGCTCACTCACGAGCTTCCCGCAGCATCTCCTTGAGCACATCGATGCGGCCTTCGATACGGCGCAAGTCCCATTCGAGCTCAGGGTCCTCGGCTTCGGATGCCTGCAGCTGCGCCTCTGCAAAGGCCTTCTTTGCTCGAAGGTGATCCAGCATGTCTTCCATCGCTCTGATGTCAGGTGCGCTCATAGGTAGAACCTCCTGGCGGCAATGTACCAGTAGGCTGCCTGTATGAGGGGTGAGGCGTACCACCATGCTGGGTTACTCAGGAGGGCGGAGTCTCACTAAATGCAAAACAGAATGAAGCGCAACAAACCTCGAGTGATGCCCATGCGCTAGGGATTGCTTGGAGGCGTCGCTGATCTTTGGTGGCTACGGTGCGCACGTCGAATCGCGCTCATTAACGTGGGAGCCTGATCCCAATCGACTCGCTGCTACTTGTGTGATCTCTATCGATGCTGTATATTTGTACAGTATTGGTGCTTGTCAGAAGGTTGGAAAGCTGAGGCTGAACGCCCGAGCCGGCAGCCTAGAGACGTAGAGGTGAAAGTGTGATAGATGGGTTACATTCGGACACGTTGCAACTCTCTGGAACCTTCAAATGCCCCTAGCCCTCATCAATGCCGTAATTCATGGGTTTGATAAAGAAAAACATACAGAAATAGTTTCTAATGTTTTCAAAAGAGATAAAACTTTGGATGTGACTCAAGCGCCAGTTGTTGCATTGGTAGAAGGTGTGGCCAAATTGCTTGGTAAAAGGGAAAACAGCCTGGCTTGGGGGCGATTTAATAATGATAATTTTAGAGGGCCATTCCCCTCTAGTTTTGATGCTTGCGTCTTTTCCGAGCCAGATTTGACGGATGAGAATGTTTTTTTGGCATTGACGCATACTGCCGTTGATGTAATTGTTGAAAAGGCTACGAAATCGAGACTGGCAACAGGGTCCAAAATTCTATTTGGATATTACAAGTATGAAAATGGAAACCAGGGTTTGCTGATTGCAATGATTAAACAAAAAGGAGGAATTCGCCTAACGGAAGATTTTGTTCCGGTAGACATAGAGCAGGTGGATATGGCTAAATTGAGTCACGCATCGGAAATTAAAATTTCAGATTACTTGTTCTCAAAGTTGGATGAAGCAAAACAGTTGGAGCAGGGGGCGGAGCTTGAGGATTTGGAGCTGATTCCATACCTTTCATTTATATCGAGCAGAGATACCGACGATGCAGCCTCCTATTTTGTCGAGGCACTTGGATGTGCGTTGTACCGATCTTCAAAGAGATCAACATCATTGGTTATAAAGGCGGCATATGATTTTTGCGTGAATAATCCGGACCTAAAGGCGAACGCTTCAAAGGTAAAGGAAGTTGTTTGCAACTACCTAAAGGAGAAGATGGAGGCGGGGGAAGATGCGACTCTTGAGGAGGTTAAGCAAAAAGTGGAGAGAGCATTTCCGGTAGAGTTATCTCGGCATTTTGATAGTTTTGTTGACACTCTTAATGGCGGTGATTATAAAATACCATCTAGCTTTCCGGTAAGTGAAGAGTCGCTGAAAAAATATTCGAGAATCGTTCTTAAAGACGACGATGTGGAAATTAAATTTGAAAAATCTGACTTTGGAACTACGGCAAATTCTAAAATCCAGTTTAATAGAGCTGAACGATATCTGAAAATTAAGTTGTCAGATAAACAGATTGATGAGTTAGATAAGCATGTTTAAACAAGTCGTCGATTTGTATAGAGCCGTCGGAAAGCCGCCTTTTAAGCAGGGGCAGCGGCTCAATATCGACGTTGCGGAAACGCTAGTGCTCACCGAAGCGCTGGCGGCCTACCAAGAAATTGAGGAGAGTTTTAGCCCAATTGATCCAGTTGTACGCAATGGAAGAGTTGAGTTTGAATTTAAGATTCCTGGATCAGAGAGAGGTGCGTTTTTTGAAACCTTTGAGGAATTTGTTCAAGATACTCCGACTCTTGCTTTAGGGAAATTGAGGGGTAATTTCTACATAAGGAGTTTGGACTATTGGGACGGAGATGCTTTTGTTCCTGATCAGATATTTAAACTTAAAAAAGTCGTCGATTTTGTATTTTGTTTGCGAGCGTTTGTTTCAATATCGATTGATCGTAATCAAGCTTATGAAGGTGATAAGTTAATTTTTCTGAAGCCCTCGGATGGTAAATCTCCCCAAAAGGCGGCTATATTGAAAATTAACCTAAACGTGGACACTGTTGTTTCAGATATTCCAAGCTTTAAATTGCTTGCTGCTCTTAAGAGTCAATCCGATGGTAAAACTAAACATCAAATTGAAGAGCGTGTGCTTTTAATGAATACAGCGATAGCTGAAATTATTGGTGAGTGCGACGATGATAATGTAGATTTCGATTATTTGGTAAAGAATTGGGGGCGAACTACAAAAAAATATCTACACGACCTTCATGCTTACGTTAGTTCATTTTCTTTCGATGCTGCAAGAAAAAAGATTTCTGATGGATTGTTGGAGAGCACGACTAAGTTAAATAATGCGATTGGCGAGATAGGTACCAAACTTCTTGCCGTACCCGCATCGCTCGGTGTACTTATTGTCGTGAAAGATGCCTCAACCCTATCTGGATTTATAATGGGTATCGCTGGCGTTGTGTTTGCTAGTTTGATAATATTAAGAACAATTAGGCACTACGAGAATCAAGTTGAGAATCTTCTAAATAGTTTTGAATTTAATTTGCAGGAAGCAGCGAAGCCAAAGAAGACATTCGGCAAGGCAATAAGGGATGAAATTGAAAGAATCTCTAGATTTAAGGATATTCAAAGGAGGGAAATATCACGAACATTTAGATTCTATAAATTAATTGCCACGCTTCCCATAGCTGCTTGCATCTATTTTTGTGCTGCAGCCGTTTATCCTTGGATTAATCTTTATTTAAATTTGATTTTCCGCTGTGGACATGATGCTCTGTGGATGAAAATCATCGAAAGCACCTCGTTTCTCGCTCACATGTTGGTTGGTTGAGGATGCCTGCTCGTCGCGCCGTGTGTGGAAGCCTAGTTTGAAACATCTTGGCGACGGGCCTGCGGGCTCAAGCAAGAGTCGCCCGGCTTGAGCGCGCGTGCCACGGCTAGGGTTCGTTCCTAGGCGCTCCGGCGCTGACACTGGGGCATGGCACATCTCCCCATCCTCCTCCTCTCTGGTGCGCTGTTCCTGGCGCTTGTCTTGGTCTGCGTAGCCCTGGGCGCGGCGCATCGTGCAAGGGCTGCGGCGCGGCCAGCTGACGCCGACCTGGCCTACGTGCGCGACGTGCTGCTGCTCGCGCGCCGCGAGTTCGACTTCCACGGCGGATGCGTGGCCACCGACCGGCCAGACTTGCCCCTGTCGCCAGACACCAGCTGGACTGTCGATTTCTCCAGGGCACGGGCAGCTATCGACGTCGCCATGGATTTGCTGGAGCGCGCGGCTCCCCGTACTGGTCCTGAATGTTCTGGCGAAAGTACCTGCCTGCCGACTGGGCCGCTTTCAACTCGGTCCAGATATGTGCCGGCACCCTCGGGTATTCGTAAGCCCAATCCGGGTTGCTCTTGAACCATAGACGCATCAGGTGTGTCGAGGGGTCGTAGGATCCCTTCAGCAGCGCATCGGACTCAACAAAGGTGTGCAGCTCCATCGTTTTCGCCCTCTCGGTATGGTTGTGTAGGAGCACCCATCGTAGCCCGAGGGGGCTTTTTCTTCGTGGGTTCAGAAAGTGCGGTTGCTTGCATTCGCAGACGGCCTTATGCCCGCTTTATGTGACTAGAATGCAAATCGCTAGCATACAACCGATGAAAAAGCCATGACACCTGATTACAAGACGCTCCTCCAACAAAAAGCAGAGATCGAAGCACGCATTGCTGAAGTCCTGAAGGTCGAAAAGGCCGACGTGATCGCCAAGGTCCGCGCCTTGGTGGCCGACTACAACCTCACGGCAGACGACGTGTTCAGCTCGGGCAAACGCAAGTCGCCCGTCGGTGCAGGCGTGGCCAAGTACCGCGACCCGTCCACTGGCGCCACCTGGACCGGCCGCGGCAAGCCGCCGAACTGGATCAAGGACGCTGTGGACCGTACTGCCTTCGAGATCTGACCCGCAGCCCACAGTCGCGGGCTTTGTTCTTTCTGGGCCAGATCTCATGGAAGGCACGCTGTTTGCCGGTCATCGGCATGCGCACGTGCCTCTGAGGAGTAGCCAACCTCCCTCAGCTACCACGGTGCGGAACGTTGCAGAATTTGGCCGGAGCACTGAAGACATGTCCTCGAAGTACAAAGCCCTTATGCGGGAGCGAGCAGCATTGGATGCAAAGATCGCTGAGTACTATGGCGCCAGGAAACTTGATGCGATTGATGACGCCAGGAAACTGGTGAAGGATCACGATCTCAAGCCCGACGACTTGTTTGTTCCCGACAAGCCTGCAAACGTGCGGTACCGGAATCCCAAGACAGGTGAGACTTGGACGGGCCGTGGTCGAGCTCCTCGGTGGATCGAAGGCCAAGACCGGAAGCCTTTCGAGATTTGAACGACAGTCAGCCATGAGTGGGCTTTCCATGCCACCATCGCACCATGACTCCCACGCCCCTCCTTCAGTTCACCAGCGTGCGCACGAGCGTTGTGGACGGAAAGACGCTCATCGGCGTCAAGCACACGGCCAAGACATCGGCAGGCCTGCCTGTGTCCACGACCTGGATCGACATGCCTCCCGAGGATGTTGAGCGGCTGATCAAGACGCTGCAGGACACGTTGGCCGAGCTGGGCCGCAAGTAGCCGCGCGCATCAGCCCCCTCCAGCTCCGCGCGCTAGGGCTTTTCATTCCTGTTTACCCCCGCATAAACAGCGTCAGAACGCCCACCGCCACAGCCAGCAGCACGATGGCAACGGCAGCCAGGCCCACAGTCATGGCAGGGCTGTTTTCATCGTCTTCGTCCTGCTCCCCATCTCTGTCTTCCATCGCTCCTCCAGTGCAGGGCCATTGGATGATCCTATGCACCAGCACGGTGCCTTTGCATTGGGATCATTGCTGTGTAGCCTTACATGCGTCTGAGTTGACCCCCGGCTAGGGTTCGACCGCCCCCGCACCTCTCCTTGAGAGTGGGGGGATGAGTGAAATCGATGACATCCTCAAGGGCGCGCCGGCGCACAAGACAGACGCGCCCCCTAGTGCCGCGCTGGCCGGGCAGTCCGCCAAACCCACATCCGAGATCGACGACATCATGAAAGACGCGCCCACCACGGCGCGCGGCTTGAAAGGGTGGGCGCGGGATATTGGCGCAGGACTTGTGGACACGGCCATAGGCGTGCCAGAAGCGCTCGTTGGACTTGCCGACATTCCCACGGGTGGGCGGGTGGGGAAATTCCTCGAGAACAAGGACGGCGCCGTAGGGCTCAGGTTCAAGGATGCCCGGGAGGTAACAAGCGGCTGGTATTCGGACGCAACCCAAGAAGCTGAGCGCAAGGTCCAGCAGGCTGATGGGATTGTCGACAAAACGGTAGCGGCGATTCAAAACCCCAGCGTTATTGCCAAAACCGTTGGAACGTCGCTTGGCGCCATGGGGGCGGGCGGGGCGGCCGCGCGGGGTATCGCGGCCATTCCCAGGGTGGCTGCGATGGGTGCGCGCGGCGCGGCGGCAGCCGGCGCGCTGGGTGAGGGCGTCGTGGGCGCCGGCTCTGCTGCAGAGCAGATCCGCCAGCAAACAGATGATGGTCTGTTGACGCCTGGCCAGGTCGCGGCGGCGGCTGCCACGGGCGCGGCCACGGCGGGCTTCGGGTATGCCGGCGGGCGCGTGGCGCAGCGCCTGGGCATCGGTGATGCCGAGACCATGCTGGCCCAGGGCAACAAGGGCATTGCCAAGCAGTTCGCCGATGACGCGGCCACAGCTGCGTCGAATCCACTGCTGCAACAGCGCGCGGTCAAGAGCATTCCGCGCCAGGTGATCGAGGGGGCCATCTCCGAAAGTTTCCTCGAGGAGCTGCCCCAGTCTGTGGCAGAGCAGATCTTCCAGAACCTGGCATTGGGAAAGGACTGGTCCCAGGATGTGGATACGGCAGTGGTGCTGGGCACGCTGTCGGGCGCGGCCATGGGCGGCGGCGCGGCGGGGTATCGGGCGGCGCGCGAGCCACGTGCGGGCGCGGCCGAGCCCGGCCAGGCCGTTGATGCGGCGGGCCAGCAGGATTTGCAGGCCGCTCCGGACATTGCAGGCACTCCGGACGTTGCTGCTGCTGCTCCAGCGCCGGGCGCGGCGGCTGAGCCGGATGCCCCTGTGCCGAATGCAGGCCTGGACGCCGTGCGCCGCGAATTCGAGGCCCGCATGTCGCAGCTGCAGCAGGAAGAGGGCGGCGAGCCCGAGGTGCCGCAGTCCGCTCCTCCTGATGGCGCGGCTGCCATGGCGCAGCTGCGCGCGGCAGAGCAGGCCCAGCGTGATGCGGAGGCCTCGGCCAATCGCGCAGTCGAATCCCCTGACAACGAGATCCTGCAATCCACGGGCGCGGCGCCCGTGCCGGCTTCGCGCGCCATGGGGTTGGATCCAGCTGCAGGCTCCCTGTCCGCAGCTGCTGCCCTGGCCGTGGATTCTGGCGCGGCCGCCCAGACCCAGCAGGCCAGTGCCATGGCCCAGGCCGCAGAGGAAGCCGCACGCGCGCCAGCCAAGAAGAATGCAACCGAGCGCCAGGTCACTGCAGACCCAGCCACAGGCGAGATTCAGGGCGGGGCCATGGCCACCTGGACAGATGAAGACCTGTCCAACGCATTCCGCTCTGCCCAGGCCAAGAACGTGCGCTTGCAGCTGGCGCGCGAGCTGTCGCGCCGCCGCGCCGAGCGTGACCAGCAGACCCCGGCCACCGCGCCGGCCGCATCCGCAAATCCATCCACCCAGCAAGGAAGCATCGATGGCACACAAGCCGATCAAACCCAGCCGCCGCGCGCGGAATCTTCGCCGGCAGCAGGAGCGCAGGGAGCGCCGGTTGCACGTCCTGGCCCTGCGCAGGAGCTGACCAATGGCACCACCTCGTCTCAGCACGATGGCGCGCAAGCAGGTGCAGCGCCAGGCCCGCAGGCTCAAGCGCCAGTCCAAACCCCTGCCCAGCGCATCGACGCCGGACGCGCGGCCTGGGCCAGCATGCCCACCGCAGAGCGCAAGGCCCTGGCCCAGCGTGTGGGCGGTGTAAATGCCGCCCTGAAGGGAAGTCTCCATGGCGCGCGCTGGGAGAACCTGAATGCGGAGCTGCAGCTCCGTCTCGCAGACGCCATGCAACCGCAAGGAGCAACCAATGATTCAACCGCACCTGCAGTACGGGTGGCAGATGAACGCCCACCAGGCCCTGCGGCTGCTGCGGAGGCTGGGGGCGGTGAGCCGACAGGACGCGCGCCAGATGCGCAGTCTGCTGGGCCGCGAGGTGGCGTTGCCGGACAGCCTGCTGCCGGCGTGCAACCTGCTCTACCTGGCCGAAGTGGCGCCAGCGAACAGACTGCCGCTGTAGCGCCTGCTGCTGCGCCAGCGCCCACGGCGGGCGAGCAGCAGGCCGTGGCCATCGCCAAGGAAGGGAACGACGCGCGGCGCGCCCAGCTGCTGGCCGCCAGCGAACGCTGGACCAGCATGCCGGCGGCCGAGCGCCAGGCGGTGGCCAAGGCCGCGAAGGGGTTGAACGCCCCGGCCCGCGCCGGGGCCCACACGCGGGCATGGGCTGACCTGGCGCCCAAGGTACGCGAGAAGCTGGCCGCCGCCATGCCCGATGCTGCTGCAGCACCTGCAGCACCTGCAGCACCTGCAGCACCTGCAGCACCTGCAGCACCTGCAGCACCTGCAGCACCTGCAGCACCTGCAGCACCTGCAGCACCTGCAGCACCTGCAGCACCTGCAGCACCTGCAGCACCTGCAGCACCTGCAGCACCTGCAGCACCTGCAGCACCTGCAGCACCTGCAGCACCTGCAGCACCTGCAGCACCTGCAGCACCTGCAGCACCTGCAGCACCTGCAGCACCTGCAGCACCTGCAGCACCTGCAGCACCTGCAGCACCTGCAGCACCTGCAGCACCTGCAGCACCTGCAGCACCTGCAGCACCTGCAGCACCTGCAGCACCTGCAGCCGTGGAAGCAGCCGCGCGGGAGGCGGCCACCAGCCAGGCCAACGACCTGCCCGAGCCGACCGATGCCCAGAAGGAGGCGGGCAACTACAAGAAGGGCCACGTCCGCCTGAACGGCCTGGACATCAGCATCGAGAACCCCGCCGGCAGCCGCCGCCGTCCAGAATGGCCGCCCCTGAAGAACCACTACGGCTACTTCAAGGGTTCCGTGGGCGCGGACAAGGACCATGTGGACGTGTTCATGACCGACCGCGCGAGCGATCCGGACCTGCCGGTGTTCGTCGTGGACCAGGTGAACCGTGATGGCTCATTCGATGAACACAAGGTGGTGCTGGGGGCGGTCGACGAGGCCGGTGCGCGGAGCACCTACCTGGGGAACTATGAGAAGGGGTGGACGGGCCTGGGCGGCATCACCCAGATGACGCAGGATGAATTCAGGTCCTGGCTGCGTGATCCGGCGAAGACGAAGAAGCCGGCCGGCACGCTGCTTGGCGCAGCGCCTGCGCCCACGAAGAAGCCGCGCGGCGTCCTGGCCAAGAAGGCCGCGGCGGAGGAGGCTGCGCGCGCCGACTACTTCACCCCGGGCAACATCGTGAAGGGCTACGGGGATAGCCATGTCCGCGTGGTCTCGTACACGCCGGCCAATGCCGATGGCGTGTGGAGCGTGACTGTGCGCCAGGTGGAGAAGCAGGGATCGGGCTGGCAGGATGTGCCGGGCGTGCGCGAGCGCACCCATGCCACGCAGCCCAGCGCACGCGAATTGAAGGCCGGGCCGGTGGAGCGCGCCGAGGAACTGCCGTTCCGTCGTGGCGAATCCGATGGCCAGGGCCTGACCGATGACCAGATGGCCAACCTGCTGCGCATCATGCGGCCCGAGCCGACCGCGTTTTCCGATGCTGCGCGCGCCCAGGCCGTGGGCCAGGTGCGCGAGACGGTGGATGCGATCCGCAAGGGCTGGAGCAACGGCCCCGAGGTGGTGGTGGCGTTCGACATGAACGACCCGGCCGTGCCGGATGCGGCGCGGCGCGCGGATTTGCGCCAGCGCAGTGGCGGGGCCTCCGGAGCGCCCGAGGGCTTCTACTGGCGCGGCAAGGCCTACCTGCTGGCCAGCAAGCTGAACACGCCCGCCGATGCGGCACGCGTGCTTCACCACGAGGTGCTGGGCCACCACGGCCTGCGCGGCATGTTCGGGCCGGAGCTGAACAAGATCCTCAACCAGGTGGCCACCATGCGCCATGCCGAGGTGGCGGCCAAGATCAAGGAATATGGCCTGCGCGGCGTCACGGATCTGAGCCGGCGCCACGCCGCCGAGGAAGTGCTGGCCGAAATGGCTGAGAAGACGCCGCAGTTGCATTTCGTACAGCGTGCCGTGGCGGCCATCCGCAACTGGCTGCGGGCCAATGTGCCCGGGTTCGGGCGCCTGAAGCTGTCGGACGCCGACATCATCCAGGGCTACATCCTGCCGGCGCGCGATTTCGTGGAGCGCGGGCAGCGTGCCGCTACCGACCGCATCGAGCCTGTGTTCAGCCGGTCGGACTCGCCAGCCGCCACGCCGGACGCCATCATCGGCAGCACGCTCGGCAGCGCATCGAAGCATCCCGACTACGCTGCGGCAAAGGCCGGGGATGTTGCGGCGGCCACGCGGCTGGCCGTGGACCTCGTGACGCCTGAGATGGTGGCGAAGGTGGCGGATGCGCTGGGTGGTGCGCGGCCGCGTGTGCTGCCGGTGGCCGCCGAGGAGTCCAGCGGTCGCAACAAGATCCCGCGCGCCGTGGCCGAAGTCTTGGCTGCACGCCTGGGCCTCGAAACGGCGACGGGCATCGTGCAGGCGAATCGCGCGCGGCGCACCGGCCTGGATGGGCTGGACCGCATCTTTGCGCCTGTGGATTTCGCGGGCACCGTGGAGCCTGGCGACTACCTGCTGGTGGATGACACCCTTACGCAGGGCGGCACGTTCGCGGCCCTGGCCAGCCACATTCGTGAGGGCGGGGGCGACGTCGTGGGCGTTGTCGCGTTGACCGGCAAGCAGTACAGTGCAAAAATCCAGCCCTCTCCCGAAACCCTGGCCTCCCTCCGTCAAAAACATGGTGACCTCGAAGACCAATTCCGTGCAGCCACAGGCTACGGCTTCGACGCGCTCACCGAGTCGGAAGCCCGATACCTCGCGCGATTCGAGCCGGCTCAGCGACTCCGAGATCGAATTGCTGAAGAAGGACGACGCGGAAGCGAGCGCGCAGATCAAGGCAATCCTCGCCAAGGCGATGCAGGCGACGAACTGAGCTTCAGCCGCTCGCGGCTTTCGGAGATCAAGGACAGCGCTCTGGACCAGCTCCAGAAGACGATGTCCCACCCGGGCAAGGTCTCGCTCTGGGACAAGACCATCGGCACCATGCGCCACCTGGCCGAGCGTGCGCCAGCCTTCAAGCCCGTCTACGAGACCGCCCAGCGCAACATCGATGACGTGTCCATGCTGGCCAACGATGCAGCCGACCGGGCGCCACGCCTGCTGCCGCGCGTGGACACCATCAGCGACCTCGTGGGCAAGAACCGCAAGACGCCTGTTTCCGCCGCCGACAACAAGGCCGTGGCGAAGCCTCTCTTCGAGGGCACGCTGCTGTGGGGCAGGGACGTGGACGGCAAGGCTGTGCTGGTGGACGAGCTGACCAAGAAGTACGGCAACCTGCCCGCCGACGACAAGGCCCAGCTGCTGCTGCGCGCCGGCCGCCTGGACGACCGCATGCTGCGCGCCTGGCGCGGGCGGCCGCTGGCCCAGTATGAAGCGCTGGTGAATTCTCGCTTCGAGAGCAAGATGCTCAAGGCCGGCGCGGTCTGGACGGATGCCGAGCTGCAGACCATGTTCGGCGCCACGCCCAACCAGATCGCCCTGTACCGTGAAGCCCGCGCGGCCATTGACCGCTCCATCGACATGACGGCCCGCGCGGACATGATGCGCGCGCTGGGCGACGAGTACGCCGGCCTGCGCGACATGGTGCTGGACGCGCCCAAGCTGTCCGATGCCCTGGAGCTGCTGACCACCACGCTGCAGGAGGATGCCAAGGCCAAGCCGGACCTGGCCGAACGGCTGCTGCAGTTGAACAACATGGTGGTGGACCGGGCAGCCACGGCCAAGGATCTGCAGGACGGCGGGTATGCGCCGCTGTCGCGTTTCGGCCGGTACACGCTGGACGTGGTGGATCAGGAGGGCAACCGCCAGTACTTCGGCATGTACGAGACCATGAAGGACGCCAACCTGGCCAAGATCCAGATGGCCCAGGCCTTCCCCGGTGCGGTGATCACGCAGGGCACCATGAGCCAGCAGTCCTTCAAGCTGTTCGCGGGCATCACGCCCGAGACGCTGGAGATCTTCAAGGACATGGTCGTGGGCAAGGAAGCCGACGCGGCCACGCGCAAGGTGTTCGATGAATACCTGAAGCTGACCAAGAACAACCACAGCGCCTTGAAGCGCCTGATCCAGCGCAAGGGCATCGAGGGCTACAGCCAGGACGTGGGCCGCGTGGTGGCCAACTTCATCTACAGCAATGCGCGCCAGGGCGCGGCGGGCCTGAACGCGGGCACGATGGATCGCGCGATCAACGACATCCCGAAGGAACAGGGCGAACTGAAGGACCTGGCCATGGGCCTGCGCAGCTACATCCGCGATCCCCAGGAAGAGGGCCAAGCCGTGCGCGGCATGCTGTTCGCGCAGTACCTGGGCGGCTCACTGGCCTCGGCCGCCGTGAACATGACCCAGCCCTTTGCGGTGACGCTGCCTTGGCTCAGCCAGTTCGGGGGCATGCGCGCGGCCAGCGGCCAAATGACACGGGCACTGAACGATATGCGTCGATCCTGGATGGACAAGGGCTTTCGCTATGAGACGGACTTGGCCCATGCCCTGCAAACTGCCGAAGACGATGGCGTGGTCTCGCCGCAGGAAGTGCACCAGCTCATGGCCCAGGCGCGCGGCGCGGGCGGCCTGCGCTCTGGCGACGGCACGCGGTCCGGCGATGCGCGCGCGGCGGCCGGCAATGCCTGGGAACGCGCCAAGGTGGCCTGGGGTCAGCCCTTCGCCCTGGCCGAGCAGTTCAACCGGCGCTCCACCTTCATCGCGGCCTTCCGTATCGCCAAGGCCCAGGGGATGGATGACCCGGGCGCCTTCGCGCGCAAGGCCGTGCTGGAGACCCAGTTCGTCTACTCCAAGGCGGCGAAGCCTGTCTGGGCGCGCGGCGCCGTGGGCGGCACGCTGTTCACATTCAAGACCTATTCCGTCAGCTACCTGGAACTGATGCAGCGCATGTGGAAGCAGGGCGGCCCGGAGGGCAAGCGTGCCGTGGGCTGGGCCCTGGTCATGCTGCTGCTGATGGGCGGCGCCGGCGGCGTGCCCTTCATGGAGGACGCCGAGGACCTGATCGACGGCGTGGGCCAGATGATGGGCTACAACCTCAGTTCCAAGCAGTGGCGCAAGGAGGCGCTGGCCGGCATCGTGGGCAAGGAGCTGGCCGAGTTTATGGAGCAGGGCATCTCTGGTCTGCCAGGCGCTCCCATCGACGTGTCCGGGCGCCTGGGCATGGGCAACCTGCTGCCCGGCACAGGCCTGCTGCTGACCAAGCAGAGCCGCGAGCGGGATCTGCTGGAGGTTGTGGGGCCGGCGGGCGATCTGGTGTCCCGCGGCTTCGCGGCAGGACGCGAACTGGTGGGTGGGGTGATGAATCTGGACCCGTCTGCAGCGGGCCGCGCTGCGCTGGAAGTGTCTCCCACGGCCGTGCGCAATGCGTTCAAGGGCGCGGACATGGCCGCCAGCGGCATGTACAAGGACACCAAGGGCTACAAGGTGATCGACACCACGCTGGCCGAGGCGGTGGCCAAGGCTGTCGGCTTCCAGCCCAAGAGCGTGGCCGAGGTGCAGGAAGCCAACAGCTTCATGCAGCGGTCCAAGAGCTTCTACAGCCAGACCAGCAGCGAGATCAAGGCGCAGTGGGCGGATGCGCTGTTCCGCAAGGACGAGGGCGCCCTGGCGCGCGTGCGCGAACGGCTGGCCGATTGGAACAAGAACAATCCGGAGCAGCCCATCGTCGTGAAGATGCCGGACATCTGGAGGAAGGTTCGCGAGATGGGCAAGGACCGGACAGACCGCATTGCGGACAACTCGCCCAAGGCGCTTCGTCAGCAGATGCGGGAGATGGCAGCGGAGGCGCGGTAGGACTTGCCCCTTGCAGGGTTGGCCTTGAAAGGGCGGCATTGGAAGACTGCGGGAATTCACTTCGCAGGAGCTTCCAATGTCGAACACCAGCTATCCGAAGGGCATGGAGAAGCTTCTCTCCGGCTCCATCAATGTCTCCACTGACACCTTGAAGGCCGCGCTGCTGCCCAGCGGCTACGCCTTCAGCGTGTCGCATGAGTTCGTGAGCCAGCTCGGCTCGATCATCGGCACGGCCCAGCCCCTGCTCAACAAGACGATCACCGGCGGCGTGCTGGACGCGGACGACCTGGACTTCGGTGCCCTGGCGCCAGGTTCGACCATCGGCTCGGTCGTGATCTTCAAGGACACGGGCAACACTTCCACGTCGCCGGTGCTGTTCTTCCTGGACACCGTGACCGGGCTGCCCATGGCCACCAACGGCGGCGCCGTGACCATTCCCTGGGACAACAACATCAAGAAGATCGCACGGCTCAATCTGCCGATCTACCCGAAGGGCGCGGAGAAGATGTGGGCGGGCTCCATCAACTTCTCTGCAGACGACATCAAGGTGGCGCTGTTGCCCAGCTCCTACGTCTACGACGCTGCCCACGAGTTCTTACCGGACGTGGGTGCCGTGATCGGCACGGCCCAAGCGCTCGCCAGCAGGACCGTGACGGGCGGCGTGTTCGACGCGGCCGATGCCAACTTCGGCGCGCTTGCCAGCGGCTCGACCATTGGCAGCGTGGTGCTCTACAAGGACACGGGCACGGCAGCCACGTCGCCGCTGATCGCGCGCGTGACGGATGTGCTGGGCCTGCCGCTGGCCACCAATGGCGGCGGCCTGGTGGTGCAGTGGTCCAACGGCGCCGCGCGCATCTTCTCGCTGGTGCCGGCGTAAGGAGGCAGGGCCATGGACCTGTTTTCCAACAACGCCGAGACCAGCACGGTCTCGGCCCTGACCAACGACAGCGGTGATCCGGGGTACGGCACGATCGTGACGACGGGCGCGGGCCTGGACGGCTTTGCCAACCCCAGCGGCACGCGCTCCCTGCGCGCGACCATCACGGACGCCACCATGCCCGGACAGTGGGAGGTCGTCACGATCCGCCAGATCGATGGCGTGAACCTGATCGTGGATCGCGGGGTAGAACTGCCATGGGATGCCGGCGGCCCCATGGCTTGGCCTGCTGGTGCCAAGGTCAGCGTGCGGCTCACGGCGGGCATGCTGGAGTCCTTCATGCAGATGCAAGAGTCGGGCTTCTTCGGCCAGGTCCTGAGCGGCGCTGACCGGTTCGCGGCACTCGGCTATCCCGCTCTCAAGAGCGCGTGGCCGCAATTGCTGGCGAATCCCACGTCCGACTGGCACCGCGCGGGCAACGGCCTGCCCATCGTGGGCGGCTCAATGTTCGTGGACCTGGGAACGCCGCCGGCTTGGGCTGCGGGCAACTTCGCCCACGGGGACGTGGTGGTGCCGGGCACACCCGATGGCTGCCAGTACTGGGCCTGCACCAACCAATCGAACGCGGTGTATGCGGATGCGGTGCCGGACTTCCAGGGCATGGGCACGCATGTGCCGCTGGACCCCTCCTATCCGTCCTTGGGCTACTGGGTGCCAGTGCAGATGCCGGTGGACCTGCTGGTGCGGCTGGAGGGCGTGCGCATCGTGGTCGAGGAGGTCGGGTTCATCGCCAGTGTGGTGACGGCCAGCACGCCACCAACGGTCTCCATCGGCTCGGACCTTGGGTTCTCCGATGCGCGGCCAACGCGCTTTGCCAATGCGGTCTCGCTGTCGCAGATCACGGCCGGCGGCGAGTCCCACCGCATCCCCATCGCTGTCGGCGGGCAGTTGTCGGATTCCCTGACCTTCCGAGTAGACACGCCTGCTGCTGGTGGCCGGTTCTCGGGCCGGTTCTACTGGCGCGGGTTCTACGTCGAGGGCTGATCTCATGAGCTACCCGCTCATCAACGGCGCAGCCATCAACGGCGAGGAGGCTGGCGAGGCCACGGTCGGCATTGACTTGGTGACCTTTGGCCAAGCCGTCGCCGTGCCTGCGCTGTTGGCAGCCGGCGCGCAGCCGATGGAGCTGGGCACGCCGCGCATCGTGCTACCCCTGCGCCCGCCAGGCCTGGATCTGGTGAGCTTCGGGCAGGCCACGGCGCGCTACAACACGGCCCTGCAGCCGCCGGGCATTGATCTCGTCACAGGGGGGCAAGCTATGGCGGAGATGGTGCTTGAGGCGCAAGGCGCGCAGCCGCTTGAGTTGGGCGCGCTGCGCGTGCGCAATGGCTTGGACGCATCCCTGGGCATCGAAGGGCTGGACCTCGTTCGCACGGACTTCGCAGTCATCACGCTGGAGCAGGTCGCACCCGACCAGGTGGTGCAGGCCCGCAGCGGCCGCCCGCTGGAGATGGGCACGCCGGAGGCTCGGCCCGGCGCAGTGACGGTGCAAGCCGTCAGCGCGCAGCCCCTGGTGCTGGGCGCGCCGGGCGCAGGTATCCGGCTGCAGGCCCAGGGTGCGCAGGCGCTGGAACTCGGCATGCCCGCCGCGGGCATTCGCCTGCAGGCCAGCGCCGCCCGGCCTCTGGAGCTTGGCGTGCCGACGGTGGCTGTGGCGTTGGTGGTTGAGGGCATCGACCTCGTGCGCGCGGGCACGGCCAGCATCGCGCTGCCCACCGCGCAGCTGCTGGCCGCCAGCGCCTATGTCCTGGAGTTGGGCACGCCCGGCCTGCCTTCCACAACCGTCCGCACACGCGCCAGTTTCCCGCTGCAGCTGGGCATGCCGGCCGTGGCCAGGGAGAACACATGCTGACCTTCGAGAAATTCAGCGGCATCAACAACGTGCTGCCCGAACACCGTATGGGTGGCGACGCGCTGCTGGCGGCCGAGAACGTGGACATCGGGCTCACGGGCGAGATCACGCGCCGCGCCGGCCTCACCCAGGTATCCGACCTCTGCCACAAGAACCTGCACCAGGCCCGCGGCTTCATGCTCGCCACGGTGGGCTCGCAGCTGGTGGCGATCCATCCCGACGGCGCGCGCCACGTCATCCACCCATCCCTTGGGCCTGAGCGGGTCTGGTACTGCAACCTTCCCGACGGCCGCACGACTTGGACAAATGGCCTGATCCAAGGTGTGACCGATGGCTTGGCCAACCAGGAGCGCAGCGTGCCCACGCCGGCGGGCCTGGGCGCGCCAGACGCGGCCTTCGGGCAGTTGCACCCGGGCCAGTACCGCTACCACCTCAGCCATGTCCGCCTGGCTGACCGGCTCGAAGGCCCGGCCATCAGCTCGGCACCCATTGAGATCGCCGACGGTGGCCTGCGCCTGGACGGTCTGCCGGTGCGCGAGGGTTACGCCTTGAACGTCTACCTCTCCGGCCAGGGCGGGGAGGGTGCCTATCTGGCCGGCGTTGCCATGGGCAGCAGCTTTGAAGTCGGCGGCCCTAATTCGGCCCTGGTGCTGCCCTGCCGCACGCTAGGCGCTCAGCCGTTCCCCGTGGGCACCATCACCGCCGCGTGGCGTGGGCGCGTGCTTGTCGCCCAGGGCAATGTGCTGTGGGCCAGCCGGCCTATGGCGCCGCAACTTGCCGACTGGCGAGACTGCCGGCCCATGCCCGCGCCGATCACCGGCATCGTCCCCGTGGACGATGGCATCTATGTGGGCACGGCCGAGGATCTGGTGTTTCTGTCGGGGACGACGTTCGACCAACTGGCCTACCTGGAGCGCAAGACTGGCCCCGTGGTACCGGGCTCGGCCGTCACTGCGCCCGGCCGCTACCTGAAGCTGGGCGACGGCACCGGCTCGGGGCCCGCAATGGTGTGCATCGCGGGCGGCGAGATCGTCGCCGGCTTCGCGGGTGGCCAGACCTTCAGTCTCACGGCCAACCGCTTCAAGACGCCGATGGTCGAAGTCGCTGCCACGTTCCGGGTGGTTGATGACATCCCGCAGTATCTGGCGGTGCCGCAATGAGCATCTGGGACCCGCACACCTATAAGCCCGGCGGCGTGCCCATCGGCGCGGTGGCCCCGCCGGCGCTGCGCGTGCACGGCTCGCCGGCCTCGGCCAACCAGCTTGGTATGGCTCAGGCGGCCTTTTACCGCTTCTGCATGATGGCGCGGCTGTCGGTCGTGCCCAATCCAGTGGAGGCCGGTCGGCTGCCCGACGGCACGGCCTATCGCATCGGGCGCATCGGCAACTCGACCACCATGGAGATCTGGCCGGAGGATGCGGCGAACGAGCGCGAGAGCGGGATCGGCATCACCATGGTGGACTTGCTAGGCGATCTTGTGCCGGAGCTCACGCACTCCAACGGGACGAGCCCGCAGCCCTTCATCCTCACGCCGGCAGTAGTTCCTGGCACACGCATCTGTACCGGGCGCTGGCGTGTTCGCAAGGTCAACGGATACAACGGCGGCAAGGCCGTGTTCCAGACACGCCTGCCTGACCTCTACCTCACAGGAGTGGATGGGGTATCCACCTTCTTCCAGTTGCCGCCCCCTCCGAGCTTCGATGCCTTGGGCGGCACCAATATGCGCGCCTATCGCTATGGCACCTACGGGCCTGGATTCAGTGTCTACAGCGTGCGCCGCCCCGTGGCTGAGTTTCGATCCGACGCCGAGCCACTGCCATTTTTCCGCAAGCACTCCAATGGCTCCCTTTGGATCATGCAGGCCGTGGCCAAATTTGCAGGAGGACCGCAGCGCATCGAGTTGTGGGGCCAGCAGTACCGCCCGCCAGGCGGCACAGTTGGGGAGTTGGTCGCCACGTTGCCCATTCCCGCAGGCCACACCGTCAAATGGGACTCGCTGTCCTCCAGCGCAGACGGCCAACGATTGCGCGCTGTGTTCACCACGGTATTGGGCAATTTCCTGCTCGTTGATCTGGCCGTTGGCGATGCCAGTCTTTCAATTGTCACCACTTCAGAGCGCGGCTCTCGTATCGAAGGATGGGAGGTTTCCACCAACACCGGCACTGAGCTGGAGCCCAACATCACGGGCACCCGCATGGGCCCTATCTCCTTTGGCAATGCCACCTATGGCTACGACGGCAAGGGGCGGGATTTCGAGGTTCTGCTGGGTGGGGGCGGGAGGCTGGAGCACTGGACATACCGGGAGTCATTTTCGGGTGAAGTGATTGGTGTAGACCCGATCCGGGGGCCGATCACGCTTGAGAATGAGGGCCTGTTCCTGACGGGCGACTACTCGGATCCGGGGGGGCTCATCCGCATCAATGGTCACGACATCACATTCCCCAGCGTGGCGGGGCAAAGCAGTAGCGAATTGCTTGTCACGCGAACCGTCGCAGATGGCGTGACCCTCACATACGCAGCCTCCGGATTCATCCGAGACTGGGCAGAGTCGTGGCAGATGCTGCAGGTGCTGTTTTTCGATCCCACTACAGAGTTGGTGATCCAGGCTCAGAAGATTCAACGCGGCGACTATTCGGCGGTGTATGAATCCGCTCAGACATCTGACGGCAATTGGTATCCACTCGCGGTGCCATCCAGGCTGGAGGGCACGGTCTACACAAATCGTGGGGAGGTGCTCGTGCAGTGCCGGGGCCAGATCGTCGCCAGCATCGATATTTCAGATGCTGATCCCCACTATTTCGCAGTGTCGGCCGCGGTAGACCCCTGGACCGGCGCTGTCTGCGCCAATCTCATGCAGTACACGGCAGAGGACCGCCAGACGGTGCTGCGCAGCTGGATCTTTGTTGCCGACGACACCGGCGCCCGGGAACTGCACACCATCATGAAGATGCCGATGGACCACACGGCGCGCGTGCGCACCGACGAAAGCCTGATTTCCGTATGAACACCCTCGTCTGCAACACCCTGAGCGGCGCAGTTTCCGAGTACACGCGCCACGATTTCCATGCGTTGACGCCGACCCATGGCGGCAGCGCCACTGGCCTATATGCCTTGGCCAGCGGTGATACCGACGACGGCCTACCCATCGTCGCCGAGCTGCGGCTGCCAGCAACCATCCGCGAGAACACGCTGAAAAAGCACCTGGAGATGGTCTATCTGTCCATGCGGGGGCGCGGCCGCGCGCAGTTCGCGGTGCTTGGGCCGAACGCGGAGCGCTGGGCCTACAGCTTCCCCCTCGTGGCCTCCGGCCAGACGCGGTGCCAGCCAGGCCGCGGCATCCGCCAGAACTACCTGGGCTTTGGCCTGAGCACTCCGGCTGGCCAGGCCTTCACGCTCGATCGCATTGAGGTTGCGACCGTGTCTTCGAAAAACCGTCGCGTAGGAGCCTGACATGGCATTGGATCTGAATGGACCCGCAGAGATCGTCCAGGACAAGTACGAGCGCAGCATGGCGATGGCTGACGCCGCCTCCAAGGAAGTTGCGTCTTTCACGGACGATCTGAGGAACAGCCTCTACAAGCCTTCGCAGATCGACGTTCGGTGGCAGACGCTGCCTGCGCCGAACTTGCCGCCCATCCCGGACATGCCAGCGCTGCCCGATGCGACGCTTGTGGAGCCCGCCGACATGCCCGGGCCGCTGTCGGCGCAGATACGGGACGTGCCCATCGACGGGTTCGATGTGGTGCCGCCCACACTCAACTTCGGGCAGGCCCCTGTTTTGACCATCGGCCAGGCGCCGACACTGCCTCAGTTGCGGGACGTAGCCGTGCCTGATGCGCCGGATGTGGTGCTGCCTGGTGCGCCGGAATTCCTGCAGTTGCAGACGCACACGTTTGGAGGTGTGGATTTGCATGAGGACTGGCTTGCCAAGCTGGACGACATCCCCACGCTGTCCGTGCTGCAGCCCACGCCGTTCCAGCACAAGCCCGGGGCGAAATACGCCTCGCAGCTGCTGGACAACCTGAAGGCCTCCCTGAATGCGCGCATCCAGGGCGGCTCCGGAATCGCTCCGGCGGTCGAGCAGCAGATCTGGGATCGTGCGCGCGATCGCGAAACGGCCCTGGCGCTGGCGCGCGAGCAGGAGGTGTTGCGCGGCGCCGAAGCTCTGGGCTTCCCGCTGCCCAGTGGCGCGCTGGCGGGCCAGCTGGCGGACGCGCGCCGCGAGATCCACGACAAGCTGTCGGGCCTGTCGCGGGATGTGGCCATCAAGCAGGCCGAGATGGAGCAGCAGAACGTCAAGGACGCCATCACCCAGGCCCTGCAGTTGGAGACTACGCTGCTGGACGACGCCTACAAGCTGGAGATGCTGGCGTTCGAGACCGCCAAGACCACGGCAGACAATGCCCTGGCCGCCTTCAATGCGGCGGTCGAGCACTACAAGGCGCTGCTGGCAGGGTACCAAGCCTATGCTGCCGCCTATGACACGGTGATCCGGGCCGAGCTCAACAAGGTCGAGGTCTACAAGGCCATGCTGGCGGCCGAGCAGACCAAGGCCGACATCAACAAGTCCCTGGTGGATCGCTACCGCGCCGAGATCGACGGGCGCATGGCGGTGGTCGAGATCTACAAGGCCCGCGTGGGCGCGGCCCAGACGCTGGTGGAACTGGAGAAGGCCCGCATCCAGGCCGGCGGCGAAGAGGTCAAGGCCTTCGTGGCCACGGTCAACGCACAGACGGCACTGGTTGACATCTACAAGACCCAGGTGGGAGCTGAGACTGCGAAGGTGGACGCTTATCGTGCGCTCACGCAGGCCTATGCATCCAAGGTGGGCGCCCAGGCCGAGCAGGCACGCGTCGAGGTGGCCCGGTACCAGGCCCTGATCTCGGCCAAGGGTCTCGAATGGGACGGGTGGAAAGCTCGCCTGTCCGCCGCCACGGCGCGTGCCGAAAGCGCGGCCCGGCAGTCCGCAATCCTTGTCGACGGCTACCGCATCGGCGCAACTGCCGCTGAGGCTCAGGCGGCATCGTATGCGCGTCGATGGGAGTCCGAGATCAAGCAATACGAAGCCGGGATGAACATCACGTACCAGGTTGCGAGGACCAACAATGATGCCGTCACCCATGCCAACGATGCGCGCATGGAGGCCGCGAAGGTGGGTCTCACTGCAAAGGCCCAGCAACTGGCCAGTGCCTTGTCGATGGTGACAGCTCAGGCCCAGATTGATGGCCGCGTCAACTGGAACTACAACGGTCAGATCTGATGCCGCCCCCGGCTAGGGTTCGCTTCTTGGCGCCCTGGCCGGGACACTGCGGAGCATGACGACACCGGCATGCCTCAGCTTTCCGATCTACCAGGGCGCCACCTTCCGCGAGGAGCTGGAGCGCGTGACCGTGCCCTATGTGGTGCGCAAGGAATGTGGTCGTCTGGTGGATGCGTGCACAGGCGCTGCCGTGCCCGATGCCGACATCACCCGCGAGGACTACACCGGCTGCACGGCGCGCGTCCAGCTGCGCCGCGAGATCGATGACCCGGAGATCCTGCTGGAGCTGAGCACGGCCAACGGCGGTATAGAGCTGGATGGCGCCTGGCTGCGCCTGCTGATGACGGCTGAGCAGACGGGCGCCTTTGTCTACGGCGACATGCCGCCAGGATGGACCTCGTGCGTGGGCCAGGTCGAAGTCACGCGACCGAATGGCGACGTGGAGCGCCAGTACGAATTGCGCTTCGGGTTGTATCCGGAGGGCACCAGGTGACCACCATCGTTTCCAGCCGTCCAGGCCCAACCATCGTCGAGCGTGAGACCTCGATTGTGGTGATGCGCAGGGGCGGAGAGACCGTGGTGGTGCGGCAGCCGGCTTCCCCGGCCGTTGTTGTGACCCGTGGAATTCCTGGTCCGCGCGGTCTGCGTGGAGTGCCTGGGCCGCCCGGCGGCGCCACCACTGTCAAGGTCGGCCCGCTGCCCATCAGTGGCCACAGCGTGGTGGCCTGCGACAGCGCTGGCGAACTGGTCGCAGCCGACGCTACCAATCCTGCGCACCGTGGCGCCGTGTTGGGCGTGGTGGCCGATGCATACAGCCCTGGCGACGACGCCGTGGTGCAAACCGGCTACGTCCTTGAGCACGCCGGCTGGACCTGGGCGCCCGGCCCGGTGCTGGTCGGGCTGTCGGGCCAACTGGCCCAGGCCCCGCCCGCTGGCGCGCTATTCGCTCAGGTCATCGGCCAGGCGCTGTCTTCCACCCGCGTCCTCATCGACATCAACCCACCAATCACCCTTGCTTGAATAGGAGTCCACCATGGCTGGCAAGAAATTTCTACGTCTCGTCAACAACTTGGTCACCGAGGTGCTGGGCATCCAGACATCGGCCGGCGCGGCCAATGCCGGCGACATCGTGGCCCTGGATGATTCGGGCCGTATCGACAACAGCATGATGCCCGTGGGCATCGGCGCGGACACTGCCGTCATCGCCGCCAGCGAGGCACTCGCGGCCGGCGATTGGGTTAACGTGTGGAACAGCACGGGCGCCAAGGTCCGCAAGGCCGACGCCACCACGTCCGGCAAGGAGGCCCACGGCTTCGTTCTGGCCGCCGTCACCAGCGGCGCCAACGCTACGGTGTACTTCGAGGGCACGAACACCCAGGTCGCCGCCCAGACCCCTGGGCCTGTATTCCTGCAGACCACTGCGGGCACGGGCGGCGCCACGGCGCCCAGCGCATCGGGCAACGTGGTGCAGCGCCTGGGCGTGGCCGTGAGCACCACCGCCGTGAACTTCGAGGGCGGCGTGCCCGTAGTTCTGGCCTGATTCACCATGGCTTCTCGGCGTCCCTTGGTCAACGTCAGCGGCAGCATCCGCGAGCTGCCCATGGGCGACACGCTGCCCGGCGTGCGTGAGCTGCTCACCGCTGCGCGCACCTACTACGTCCGCACCGATGGCAGCGACAGCAATACCGGGTTGGCAGATACCTCCGGCGGCGCGTTCCTGACACTCCAGCGTGCAATGGACGTTGTGGGGGCCCTCGACACCGGCATCTATGGCGTGACCGTGCAAGTCCGCGCTGGCAATTACACGGGTCCGGTGCTCATCCCCCTGATGTCCGGCAGTGGTCTGCTGGACATCGTGGGGGACGTGTCTACACCTGCAAACTGCTCGGTTTCATCTTCTGGCGTGTGCTTCCAAGCGGCCGATAACGCCAGGTGCATTCTGCGTGGTTTCAAGGTTTCTGGCGCTGGGGGGATTCGTGGGATTCGTGGCGGGGGCATCTTCTTTTCGTTCATGGATTTCGGCGCCTGCTCTTCGTATCACATAGAAGCGACCAATGGCGGGTGGCTGCAATCGCAAGGCAGCTACGCAATATCTGGGTCCGCTCCAAGACACATCACTTGCACCGTCTTGTCTCGGGTGGTGCTTCCGGGCGGCACGATCACCATAAGTGGGATGCCCGCATTCTCTGATGCATTTGTACGATCAGCATCTGCATCGGTTGTGCAAGTGCAAGGCTCTACTTTCTCGGGGTCCGCGACTGGATCGCGATATCGGGTCGAATCAAACGCGGTCATTGACACATTCGGCGCGGGCGCGAGCTATCTGCCAGGTAATGCTGTCGGAACCAGCGACGCATCTGGGGTGTATTCATGACGCATTACCAGCTCACTGGCGAAGGATTCGTGTACCGCTGGGATGGAGGAATACGGACGACCATCCCTTTTATCGACTTCCCGGATCTGCCCCCCAATCCAGACGCCATCGAGTATCGCGCATGGCTCGCAGCCGGCGGCGTGCCGCTACCTGCAGATCTTCGGCCTGCTGCTGAAATCGCTGTGGCCCTGCGCCAGGCCCTGGCCTCCGAGTACCGGCGCCGCATCCAAGTGATCGCCGCAGGCTACCCGCTGAGCGAGCGGGAATCCTGGCCGGTACAGACTGAAGAGGCGAGGGCGCTGGAGGCTAACCCCGCAGCCGCAACGCCTTGGATCGACGCTGCAGCGCTGGCGCGTGGTCTCGACCGCCTGGTTCTGGCCGAGCGCATCCGGGCTAAGGATGACGCATACCGGCAGGTGCACGGCCTGCTGACGGGCACGCGCCAGCGCATCGAGGACCAGATCGATGCGGCGGCCGACGACGCCCTGGCGCTGTCGCAGATCGATGTCGCGGCCGGCTGGCCTGCGGCCCCCGTGTAGGGTTCGCCAGCGCGGCCCGGCCCCGGAATCATCGGGGCCATGAAGAAATACCTCGTATCCCTGCTCGCGCTGATGGGCATCCACCAGCACCTGAGCGCAGAGCAGCGGCAGGACATTGCCGGCGCAATCATGCAGGCCACGCCGGGCGCCGCCGCGACCGGGGTGTTCAAGGTCTGGGGCCTGCCGCTGAGCGACTGGCTCGTCGTGGCGTCCCTGGCCTTCATTGCGCTGCAGGCCGGATATCTGGTCTGGAAGTGGCGCCAGGACTATCAGCGTGCCCAGCAGCGGCAGCGCCTCGCGCGCCTAGCTGGTCTGAAGCCGGAGCCCGAAACCGACTGGGGCGCGCCATGAGCACGGCCCGCATGCCAGCCGCAGGCCTTGGCATTGGCGCGGCCATTCTCGCGGCCTGGATTGCCGCAGAAGGCTTCAGCGCAGACCCGATCATCCCGGTTCGCGGCGATGTGCCCACCATCGGCCATGGCGCCACGCGCTACGAGGACGGCACCCGCGTGACCATGGCCGACCCGCCCATCACCAGGGAGCGCGCCCGCGACCTAGCCGTGAACCTGCTGGAGCAGCAGTACGGCGCCTGTGTGCGCGATTCGCTGGGTGACACGCGGGTGCACCCGGCCGAGTTCGCCCAGGCGGTGGACTTCGCAGGCCAGTACGGCTGCGGGGCCTGGCGCGGGTCCTCGATGCTGGCGCGCACACGGGTCGGCGACTATGCCGGCGCCTGCAACGCTTACCTGGCCTATCGCTACATGACCAGCGCCCAGCCGCTGCAGGGCTACAGCGCCTACCAGTGGGACGCGGCAGGCCGCCCGAAGCGCTGGCGTTACGACTGCAGCACGCCCGGCAACAAGGTTTGCCGCGGCGTCTGGACCCGTCAGCAGGCGCGGCACGCCGCGTGCATGGAGGCCCAGCAATGAACCCGATCCTCTGGGCAATGTGGTGGTACTGGTGGAGGGGCGGGCGGTGATCCCCGCGCTCTACACCCACCTGGGCGCCGCTGCCGTGGCCGCCGCGTTGGCATGGCAGTTCCAGGGCGCGCGCCTGGGCGCAGAGCTGGCCGAGGCCCGGCTGGAAACCACCTCCCAGCAGCTGGCCACCAGTACCGCGCAGCGCGCGGCCGACGCCCGCGCGCGCCAGGCCGAGAAGGCCGTGGCCGCCACCTACCAAGGAGCCCTGAACGATGCCCTCAAGAAGCAAACCGCGCTGCAGGCTGCTGCTGATCGCGCTGGCCGCGAGCGTGACGGCCTGCGCAAGCAACTGTCCGCTGCCGAGCAGCGACTTGCCGACGCTTCCCCCGGCGCCCTCATCGAGTACGCCAGCACCCTCAACCAGCTATTCGGACAGTGCAGCGAGCGATACACACGCCTGGCAGCAGCGGCTGACGGCCACGCAGCTGATGCAGCAACCTGCCGCGCCGCCTGGCCCGTGATCCCGAGCCTGCCGGCCGCAGGCGTCTCTATCGGACGCAACCCATGACCTTTCTGAAAAAACACTGGCAGGCCACTGCCATCGTGGCAATCGCCGCGCTCTTGATCATCTCCGGCTGGCGCATGTTCAGCCAGTCCGCCCAGATCATCGATCTCGGGATTTTCATGCTGCTGGGCGTGGCGTTGCTGCTGATGCCGATTGCCGGCTTGGCTGAGCAGATACTCCGCAAGCTCGGGGAGCAGACCGTTGCCGTGTCATCGCGCGAGCGCTCCCACCGTCAGGAGCTGGAGCTAGCCTTGGCGCACGGCATGGGGGCATTGGTCGCCAATCCCACATTCCCGGGCAAGTCCGTGGGCAACAACATCCGCGATGCGCTGGACGCGATGTTGGTGCAGTCGGCTCCTGCGTCATTGGCCGAACTGCGCTGTGGGATGAACGCTTACCCAGGCCGCGCCGACCAGCACAAATGCCTGGTGCATGGCGTGGCGGCATGCCCATGCCACAAGGCCAGTGACGACCTGATGCGCAGCGCCGGCTACGAGGGTGAGCAGGCCCCAGCCAGCGGCGGCCCGCGCGTGACGCTCGCTGACATCGAAGCCGAGATTGTGGGCGAGCACTACTTCACCGCCACTCAAGGCGCCGGCCACCCTGAGGCGCTGAACCCGCGCGACTTCGGCGACGTGCCCGCCGAATTGGCGCTGCTGACGATCTGTGTGCTGCGCCTGCGCAATGGCACCAAGCTCGTAGGCATCAACTACGGCGCCATCGACCCGGACCAGCACGACGCTGATCTCGGCCGGAAGGAAGCCCGCGCCGATGCCGTGGAGAAAATTTGGGAGCTGCTGGGCTTCCGGCTGCGCGACAAGCTTGCGGCTGGCGCCTAAGCCGCAGGCGCCGGGTCAGCCGACGCTATCGAAACCACGGTCCCGTCGATGGCCACCATTTCGCCGCGTGTATTCGGGTCTGCATCGAGCGGAATACCCCACATCAGGCCGGGGTGCTCTCCTTTGTGCATTACCTGGTCCAGATGGTAGAGCTCTTCGGGCGGCAGTCGGAAGCGTTGCGGATACTTGTCGCTGCCGTGGGCCTTCCAATGTCCCATGAAGCCGGCGACGACGCGCTGGTGGACAGTGTGTTTCGGATTTGTGGGGTCGATCATGGCCGGCATTGTGCCCGTGACCCGAATCAGAATGGCGCAGGCGAGCGGATCACGCTGACAGGCCCGAAGCCGCGGTACACGACATTGCCCTCTGGGTCCAAGACGATGGACCACCATGGAGCCGTGTGCACAACCCGGTAGCACTCCGGGGCCAGCGGGAGGATCTCCTGCCCACAGACCGCCGCCCAGCCCGATGGCCATACCACTGTGGGGTGCAGGCAGTTCAGCGGGTCGTCATCGTCATACATCGCGGGCCGCAAGGATCTGAACCGGCCCGAGGCCGCTATACACGAGCGTGCCACCCGGCCCGCGCACCTCGAACCACCCAGGCTGGGCCTCCACGATCCGATAGGCCTCCGGCGGCGCTGGGAGGGCCTCCAGTTCGGGCACGCCGAACCACTCAGGCATACGGAGGAGCGCGAATTTCGGGGATGGCGGCGGGGTGATCATCTGGACCTCCTGGAGATCGGGTTTGCATAATAACTGTACATCCATACAGTAAAAATGTCATGACCCACGATCAATCAGGGTTGCCCGATCTGCCGGGCCGATATCGCTCAGAGGGCTGTGCGCCTGGCAGCGAGCGAGAGCGCCAGGGCCAAGTTGAGGCGGGCTGGCGCACGACGATGCTGCGCTTACGCTTTTGCGGCGTCTACCTGTCCGTGCCGATGCTGCGGAGCGTGCACTGCGTCACCGGCCTCTTGGTTACCACCAGGGCATATGAAAACGACCGTGTAGACATCGTTGACCCTGGAGGCTCGGGGCCCATCACGCGCGGGCTGGGGCAAGTTGAGATGCTGCGCATGCGCGAAGATGGGTCAATGCTGCTGAGGGGCTTGGAGTGGGATGAGGGCGATCTGAGGCGATGGCCGCAGACATGGTTGTGCTGCCCAGATCGTGCTGGCATCGACGCGGCGCTGGCGCCTATGGCCAGTTGGCTGGGCCAGCGTTACGCTGCCGCAAAGGCTGCAATCGAGCGGCCAGTGAAGAGGTGGCCCTATGTGTAATAGATACCAGTCGCCGCGAGAGACCGAGATCGAGCGGGCCTTCGCCCTGGGGCGCCAGTCGCCGAACCGTTGGTGGAAGCCGCATGTCACGCCCTTGGCGCTGGGCCCGTACGTCAAGCCGGGCGGCGAGATTGAAGTTGGGCAGTGGGGCATGATCCCGCGCAGCTCGAAGACGCGGCGGCCCATGACGGCCGACGGCAAGCCGATGAGCACGAACAACGCGCGCCGTGAGACGTTGGCCAAGTCCTGGACGTTTGCGCCGGCATGGCGCGCGGGCCAGCGCTGTCTGATCCCCGCCGAGTCGTGGGTCGAGCCGTATTGGGGCCTCGGGTCACGCAATGTGTGGTGGTCGTTCCGGCGCGCGGACGGGCAACCAGCGGCCCTGGCCGGCCTGTACAGCGAATGGACGGACCCGGAGACGGGCGAGCTGGTGCCGAACTACACGATGATCACCCAGCCGGCGGACGGCCACCCGGTGCTCGCGCTGATGCACAGACCCGGCAAGGAAAAGCGCGGCGTGGTGATGCTGGAGCCCGGCGACTGGGATGCATGGCTGCACGGCACGGCCGCGCAGGCGGAAGCGCTGATCAAGCTGCCGCCGCTGGGCGTGCTGCGCAGTGGAGCAGAGAAGCCCGAGGAAGAGGCGTTGCTGCCGGCCGAGCAGCTGCAGGCCCTGAAACTCGAGGGTTGA